AACTCGAAATTATCCGCTCTCACTTCGAGACCATCAATCTTGCCTTGCAGCGTATAAAGGACGCAGGTAAGCAGAGTGCTGATTTGCTCCAACGGGCGAATTACTGGTCGTGTGTTGAGGATTCGGGCGCGAGTGCGTGGATTCTGAATTTCGGCAATGGCAATCGGTACAGCAACGGTAAGGTCGGCAATTCAGGTCGGGTTCGTCCTGTTACAACATTTTAATCATTTTATCTCTTCACCCCTTTACCTCTTTCCGACCGCAGGTCGGGCAAGCAAGGTTGAGAGGTGGGGAATTACAGGCATATAAATAATAACAATATCACGAATAATTAGTGGCAATAAGTCAGAATATCTATGGCATTAGCGAAGGATTTACAGATATATAAGGACACTTTTGAGTTGGTCGATAAGCTCACGGCTATGAAGGTTGGTTTTCCGAGAATGTATCGTTACGATTTAGGTGAGAAAATGACAAGCGTTTCTCTTGAACTTTTCGAGTATATTCAGCTAGCGAATATGTATGCGGATAACAGACATCAGTATATGATGGGGTTTCGTGTCAAATTCGAACTTCTTAAAACAATCCTTCGCCTTTGCTTCAAGAGAAAACTATTCTCAGGGAAGCAAGCGGCAGATATTTGTAGATTGACAACCATCATCGGTAGGCAGGCTACAGCTTGGGGAAATTCAAAGAAAGGTTAGTCCTGCTTTGAATAAAGCTAGAGTATAATTAGGTTAAGGCTTATTATAGAATGTGATTCTCCATAAATAATGGTCTCGCTGCTGTCAAGTCGTATCATCATTTGTTCGGTGTAGCGAAGCAGCTAAGATGTATAATAAAGAGCGAGAAAATAGCGGACGGGTTACTGGTCGTGTGTTGAGAATTCGGGCGCGAATGCGTGGAATCTGGGTTTCGACAATGGCAATCGGAACAACAACGGTAAGGTCGACAATTCAAATCGGGTTCGTCCTGTTACAGCACTAGTTAGGAGAGTTAGGGAGATAATAGTAATGGTAAAGGCAGAATGTATTATAGCAGCCTACGAAGACTGCCGTAAAGGTAAAGCATCATCACCAGATGCGATAAGGTTTGAAACATACCTATTTGAAAATATAACGGACTTGGTTGAAAGGATAAACTCAAGGACTTACGAGCCGATGCCATCCATTACCTTTGTTGTCTCCCGACCTGTCTATCGAGAGGTCTTTGCCGCCAATTTTCGTGATAGAGTTATTCATCATTATATTGCCCTGCGATTAGAACCGCTATTTAAGGGAGTTTTTAGCGACAGAACATACAACTGTCGATGCGGTAAGGGTCAGCTATATGGGGTAAGGCAGCTTGCGGCTGATATTAAAGAATGTTCTGAGAACTTCACTAAGCCGTGTTGGTATCTGAAATGCGATATGAAAGGCTTCTTTATGAGTATTCCTAGAGAAGAACTTGCAGACAAAGTAGATGCGTTTATTTTAGACAATTACAAAGGAGATGATATAGAAGACCTGCGCTACTTGTCTCGTGTCACGATAAAGAATGACCCGACAAAGAACTGTATCAAACGCTCTTCCGAAGAGACTATGGCAAAAGTGCCGAAAGGCAAAACTTTACGAGGAGCAGAGAAAAACCACGGTCTCCCTATCGGCAACCTTACAAGCCAACATGACGCAAACTTTTGGCTCAATGATTTTGATTGGATGCTTGAGATAATTCTACATATCTATCACCACGGAAGATACGTGGATGATTTCTTCTTGATTCATCAAGATAAACGGGTATTGTTAGCTTCTATCCCTAAGATAAGGGAATGCCTTGCCAATATAGGCGTTACCTTGCACCCTAGAAAGATAGAACTGCAATCTGTATATAAAGGTATCAAGTTTACTGGTATGGTGGTGAAGCGTGATAGAATTTATTCTAGTAATCGCATGGTAAGCAACTTTAAACAACTGGTGCATCACATGAACACATTACCTGATAGTTACACTATAGAGGAATTGCAGCACTACGTTTGTTCTATCAACAGCTATCTAGGATTGATGAAACATTGTGATAGCTATGATATCAGAAAGGGCATTATGCTGGAAATGGATTTGAAATTCTATAAACACCTTTATATTAAAGGTCATTATGAATGTGTCTGTATCAAGAATAAATACAAGAGAGATATAATTAATCGAAAGAAGCTAAAGAAACACAATAGTAAGGATTTCGATTTTCTAATGGATAATTACTATGAATCAGATAAAAAGAAGAACACTAGAGAGAATCCCGACCGAGAAGGAAATAAGTCTGCTTCTTGACAAAGGAGCAGAAGTCGAAATCTATATGAAAGACGGAAGGATTAATATAGAAATAGGAGAGCCGCCATAGCGCCAAGAAAACTCAGCGTTACGGCTTTTTATCAACACACCTTAAAACTACTCAGATGAGCACCCTCCAGCGAAAACACCTCATTACCCATCGGCAAACCATATATCTTATTCCCTACAAAACGGCAACCCTTCGTTGTAGTTATCATCCTCTCGAAATCAGCCGTTGTTACCAGTGCAGCTTGGATGATAGCATCCATTCCGGAAATCTCCCTTGTGTAATAGAAGACAACCCCTATCACCTAACCCTTCTCTATCCGCTTATACAACTCGTAAGCTTCAGAGCCTTCACTTGGCTTCCATACATACTTGACATCAACAAGCCCCACGGCAACATCACCCTTCGTCCCGTTTTTGTCCACGGCTACACCCCTATAAGTATCAAATCTTTTAATATTCATAATCTTAATATTTTGATTTCTGCCGCAAAGATACAAAATTAATCTGAAAGCACAATGCTTCCGTTACCGAAAAATGAGAAAGAGGTAACAGAGAATCGGTAACGAAACTTACGAATTGTTACTTTTTATAAAGTTTAACATAAAAATCAATCTAAAATCAATTTCTTTTATTAGAAAATGCGTACATTTGCGGCATCAATCTTTTAAATCAACTAAAATATAATAGCTTATGACTAAAGAAGACGAAGCCGAAGTCCAACGGCTATTAAAGAATGTGGACGTTACCGAGCTGATGGATATGCTTAAGAAGCACGGAAATCGGTATAGCAGGAGAATATTAAAGTTCTTCCGCTGGTTCTGCAAGTATGTGCCTATCATTATTATGTTCTTTCACGCATACGGCATATGGGAGTTCTCTCAGCATCCACGTGAGATGTTTATCCCATATAATGAAAATATGCCTTGCTATATCTTTATTTATTTCATGGTTTACGTCCTGCCGATGGTGACGATACTGGCAAGTAGATTTTTCTTCTTGTGCCAGTGGTATCGCATTCCATTTATGTACTACTTAGGCATCAATGCGGCTCATATTGTAGAGTGGAGTTGGTACACAACTAAAGATATGGTGGATTCCTGCTTTACGGTCATGGTCGTGACAGCTATATTCTATTTGTATAGCTTTACTAGAATGTTTGTTAATGAAACGAAACTAGGACGTAAAATTTGTGCATAAGATATGGGAAAGATATTAAGTTATAAGTTGCTAGGTACAGCTTTGAAGTCATTGAGCGATGCTTGCTTTAAGGCAGACGAGCAGCAGCGAAATGGCGAGAAGGTCACCGCTTGCGGTATGAGCGATGATGACCTGGATAGATTGTGTGACATCATCCCCGATATGCTCAATCCGATGTTGAGCACCGAGGAAGTTAAGGAGAAATTGCACGTTTCTGATGCCACTTTGAACAGGATGGTTGCTAGAGGTGACATTCCGAACGGAGAATGCAAGAAGCGTGGGCACACCCGATATTGGAAGAAGTGGGATATTCTTCACTTCATTAAGAGTAAGAGAGGTAAGTAATTGCCTCTCTTTTTTATTTGGTACAATATAATAGACAAACACACACACATTTCCCCGAAAAATATACGCACTTTTTGCCTTAAATTATACGTAACGATATATGATGCTACCTTCTATCACCTTAAAACACTGATAATCAGCCACTAAAAGAAAGTGTGATAGAGTTATATTTGCTCTCCCCTATTCTTCGTACCTTTGCATCCGTAACGTTACAATAGTGTTAGTTAATATTAAGGATAACTTAAAAAGATTGTATCATGGAAATGACAGATGCAAAAGTAGTAGAGAAGAAAATCTACGAAGAGGGAAAGAAGCACGATGAGTATGCTTCTAAAGGTATCGCAGGCACAGGATTGGGTCTTGGCATAGCAGGCACTGCACTCGGTCTTGGTGCTTGGCTGTTTGGCGGTAATCGCAGTGTGTTTGGTTCACTCGGTGGCGGCAATATGCCTGAGAACGTGAATATCAACGCAAACGGCTATGGCGCAAATGCGAATGCTAATCAGCCAACCGCCTTGCAGGTAATGGAGAAGGAATGCGCTGATGAGGTTAAGCTGCTTACCGACATGTTCGGTTTGAAGCTCGACACCGCTAACAAGTTCTACGCTATGCGTGAGACTGACATCGCTGAGAAGTTCTCTATGTACAAGGGTGCTACAGATGCTATTAACGCCGAGAACCGCCGTGCAATGGAGGCTGAGTTTGGTCTCTACAAGTCTCAGATTGATGCGGACTTTGGTTTGTACAAGAATCAGAGAGACCAGTATGACGCACTACAGGCTAAGTATAGCGACCTCGACAAGAAGGTAGCCGTGATGGAAGCCCTCACTCCTTACAAGGAGAAGCTTATGATGGCTTACGTTAACGAGAAGACCTGCAATTGCTTGCGTGGTCAGTTGGTACTCCCATCTACGCCAGTAATTTCAGGCTACGGCAGCTATTGCTGTAACAGCACTGCTCCTTCCACGCCCACTACAGGAGCGTAACAGAGCAAGAAAGTCTGTAAGAAGGACTAAGAAAAAATGAGTTGGTGAGGGGTGTTTGCCCTCGTTGGTGGATGCCCTCTCACCTCTCTATAATATCACCAACTTAAAAAGAATTTTTATGATGAATTTTGGAAACAGCCCTTTGCTTGATATGGGCACAAGTCAGCAGCAGCCGCAGATGATGGATGCCGAGCTACAGAAGATGTATGAGGCAATACAGCAGAAGCGAGCATCTATCAATATGCAAGCGCAGCAATCTTCAACCCCACTCTGGGATGAGATTGACAAGATTGAGGACAATCTGACAGGCGCACAACGTCAGTACTTGATGCAGAATCAAGAATATGTCAATAGCTTGCAATATGTGTCTAAGCTGGTTCAAGATGAAGAATTGCGTATCATACGCCCTCGTATTGAGAGCACTCAGCAAGGACAGGAAGCATTGAAGAAACATCTGTCTTTAATGCAACGACTGAGAAAGGAAGTGGCACAGGCAGAGGAACAAAAATCTGCTATGCTCAACGATTATATGACTAATCATAGCGATAAGACTTGGCAAGAATATCTTGTATGGTACAACAAAACAAAGAAAGGAGAAACTAAGAAATGAACGTAACAGAACTTAAAGAGAAACTGCTTACATCGCTTGACTTGTGGGCAGATGCTAGAATAAGTGATATGGTGAAGGAGAACCCTGCATTGGCTATCCCTTCCGTGTATATGAAGCGAGCTTCGCATAACATTATCGCCAAGCACAAGGATAGTTGGGGCAAGAGCATTGACAACGCTACCCTATTCATCGCCGATGAAGACGGCAACATAGATGCTGACACCATATTCTCAGACCTCATGCAGATGCTAGAGAATATAAGCAACTACGAGTTTGATTTCGGATTTATCAAAGGTAGGATTGATGGCGGTACTTTGTCCATTGATTTGCCTGATAATATTATAACGACAATATTGTTCGGCAGCAAGAAGAGTATCAGCTTTACAAAAACTGACTTTGAGGAGTTGAAAAGTCTGATAACAGCAGAATAATCACATATATAAATACAAGACAATATGGAAGCAAAAGAGATTATGAGTAAGTTTGATGAGCTGTATGGAATGATGGCTTCATCAACCAACGTGAAGTATATGCACGTATTCGGCAACACAATGCGCTGCATGATGAAGGATATGGCATCAAAGCACCCAGAGTTGGCGCAAGAGTATCTTGATAAGCTCTGCGCCATCAAGTGGAAGAACTATCTTACCAAGAATGAGGCATCAGAGATTGTAAAGGGAATGAATCCATCTGCAACATGGGATATGCAGACATGGCTCAATGCTATGACTGGTCTCGGACTTGCAACAGAGGAGAAGCCTTACTACAACGATTACGCTTTGTACGTTGCAATGAATCAGGTCGTAAGCGACCACGGATATACAATTGCCAAGATACTCGGCAAGGAAGACGTGAAGGATATTGGTACAGAGCATTTGGTCAAATATGCACACAACCTTGCTCTTGACTTGTTAAAAGACAAGGATGGCGTGTACGACATCAGAGAGTATTTTCTGAAGTAACATCAAAAATATACGGTTATGAAAAAGGTATTCGAAGACATTATAGCTAGCAATGACATGCAGGCTATAAAGAACTGTGTTACGATAATGGCTGATTGTTGTGAAGTCGGAATGAACGACAGCGTAATGCTTGATATGATGAAGCAGGTCAAGGGAGAGATTGGCGCGTGTCATTATGACGAAGAAATGGCAGATATGCATCTTTGTCTCATAGGACAGCTTCACACTAAAGATGTAGCCAAGGACTATTGGCATGAGGTCAAGAATGACAACATCAATCTCGAAGACTGGTGCGTTCTCTGGGGAGAAATGGTAAAGCGTAACGACGCAAAGATAAAGAAATGGTTCCCGAAGATCAACACACTTGATTTCGAGCGAAAGATTTTCGACGAATGCGTTTCTTTCTTGGAAAACGGCGGAATGCCATATTATAATCTGAATATCTGATTTTTTTCGTTATTCTGAATGAAGTTTCGGTTTTTTTTGCTATCTTTGCAGAAAGAGACCGAAACTTTATTTTTATTAATTATTCAGGATAACGAAAATGGCAGAAAGATTAAGAGAATTATTAGTAGGGGTCGTGATAGCGGTCGTAGCCTACTTAAAGCCTATTGATGGAGAATTGAAGACATTGGCTTTGGTTTTCTTTCTCAACTTTGTGTTTGGATACCTTAGTGGTATGATAGCTAAAGGTGAGAAATTCGAACTCAAGAAGGCACTTATTTGCGTAGGTCACGCAACGATATACTTCGTTCTATGTGCAGCCGTATATACCATTGGTAGGTGGAAAGGGCAAATGGATGGAGCTATTCAATGTGTGTCAATGATTACCTACGTTGTGATTTACTTCTATGGCATGAATATCACCCAAAAGATGATGGAGATATTCAAGAAAGGTACGCCACCATGGATGGTAGCGAACTTTCTACATTATTGCCTTGGACTATACTTCTTGGAGAGAATACCTTTCCTGGCATCATTTTTTAACTCGTACAAACAACAGAAAGGGAATCAATCATGTTAATTACAATAGATAGGGCTTGGAAAAAGGATGGCTATACTATCAGCCGTCTTTACGTCAACGGTGAATTGTTCGGCTGCAATACTCTTGAAGATACAGACAGAGGATTGAATCAAGAAATGGATTTGAATGAAATCAAGAATAAAAAGGTATATGGGCAGACTGCAATACCAAGCGGCAGTTATGAATGCGTATATACCTACTCCAACAGATTCAAGAAGATGTTGCCGTTATTACTGAATGTCAAAGGATTTGAAGGAATACGCATACATAGCGGTAACTCTGCAAAAGACACAGAGGGGTGTATTCTTATCGGTAAAAACGATAAGAAAGGATGGGTTAGCGATTCTCGCTTCTGGGTAAGCAAGCTCATTCAGGCTATGAAGACAGCTTGGGATAAAAAGGAAAAAGTAACGATAGTAATTCAGTAGCTTATGAAACTGATTGATAAGATAACAAAGGTTGTAATTGCCATTGCAGTATCAATGCTGATTCTATCAATGTTCTGTAGATGTAAGGCGAAAGAACGTGTGATAGAAAAACAGACATACGTCACCGATAAGCGTAACGAGGCTAAGTGGGATTCACTCTTTAACGCAAGGCTTATTAAGGAACTGGAATCATATAAAGTATCTCACAAGGAATCGGTGAAGTCTACAACGAAAGAGAAGACTCATATAAGGGATAGTACAGCTTCGAAATACGATGCGAACGGAAACAAAGTCGGAGAAGACAGATTCCACTACGAATATCACGAGATATCACAGGAAGATGTACAGATACTGAGAGATAGTATTTCTAGTCTTAAGGAATACAAGGATAGTGCTGCGATATATCATAGCAAGTGTGACTCCTTAATCTCAGTGATAAGTAAAATATCGAAAGATAAAGTATATGTAGAGAAACAACTATCAAAGACCGATAAAGCTTTCTTGAATATAGGTAAGATAGCATCAGTTTGTCTTTTTATAGGTATTCTCGCATTTTTATGTTGGAGATACTGGAAGTAAAGCTACACAAACGTTCTTAGTTTTTTTAATATTTTTATTTGGTTATTAGTTGATTTACAAACAAAAAGGGGTGACCGCACGCGATGTGTAGCCACCCCAAAACACATATAGATAATGCACAGAAATTCAATCTTCTTCAGCTTGCAGGAACTTAATACTATACTCCGTTTCGTAGTATTTCTTCTGTTCGTCGGTCAGCATTCTTGTTTTGCTGTCAAAGAACAGGGTAAGCAGCTCTCCATAATCCTTATCGTAAAAGTAGTTGTACTTTCGGCAAAGATAATTTCTGGCATTCATACACTTGCCGGAAACTGTCTTAAACTTACGCTTTGTCTTCTGTGGCAAACCGCTGGCAGCTCTCAGCTTCTCAACGGCAAGAACCCTTCTCAGTGTTTCCTGTCTCTTTCTATTAGCCTCATCGGTACGTGTACGAGCAGCACTCTCCTTCTGTATTCGTTTTGTAGTCTCATCTGTATGCTTGACCCCAAGCCTCCTCGCCAGGTTGTTGACCGATGCCTTTGTTATACCGAGAATCTTCCCTACCTCTGTGGCCGAAAGATCTGGATAGAGATTGCGAATAGCCTGATTCCTCACATCCTTCGCTTCCCTCTTCCTTCGGATAAAGGAGTCCCCGTGTACCTTATGCAGCCACCAGTAGATGGTCTGTACGGTGCATCCGAATGATTTTGCCAATTTGCTTGGCGACTCACACGGATGCTCCTTTATATAATTTTTCTGTTCGTCTGTAAGTACGTTCATATTATTTTTTATCAGAAGAGCCGTAGCCGTTATCACCACGCTCTGTTTTGTTTAACTCATCCGTCTCTACAAACATGATGTTGTCACTTGTTTCTAGGTGAAATTGCACGATTTTATCACCAACCTTGTATCGCGGCATATTTGGCATAACATGATAGAATACGGCAGAAATCTCGCCAGTATATGGGTCATCGACAGTGCCTTCACAATTACTGAGAATCATACCAGTCTTATATACGGAAGAACGAGGACGAAACGTGAAGCATCTCGAAATATCGGCAGGTTTGTTGCGATTTTCAATCTGCAAAGCAAATCCAAGACCATACTTCCACACATTAGGGGCAACCTCTTCTTCTGATACCGCATAGCAGTCGTAGCAGAAATCATCGTTATGCGCCTTAGATGGCATGATAGCGTTCTCGTTTGTCTTCTTAAACAAGACTGGCACGCCAATAACCTCGGTGAATCTATCAATTTCCACGCCATCGACGTTCACCTTTCCGTAGAACATATCAGCAGGGCGAGTCCAAACCTTGCGCTCCCCATAGAGAGCCTGATAAACAACTTCTTTCTCCTGAGTTTCACTATTAGTGACCTCAGTAATAAATCTGTAATAGCCTCCTTTGAAATGTCTGTAAATCTTTTCCATTTTAATATTTAAAGTTTAAAATTCATGTTCACTACACACTTTGTCGCAAGATGATTCATGCTCGTTATTACAACACCATCCTACGCCGTAAACGTCTTCGTTGTCAAACCAATGACAGTTACCGCAACATCTTTCTTTTTTCATACGCTGTACTGTTTTAATCTTTCTACACTACGACGAAGGTCTCTCGGACGGAATGGATTCTTTTTATTAAACTTTGCCGCCTCGTTTCTGTACCTACGAGCATTCCAGTGATTTGTTAAACTTATCGCCTTTTTGATACGGTTGTCTTTGAAAGGGATATGAGCATGAGGGTCAAATGTTTCATCATACACTCCATTGATATGGTCGAACATTCGCTTTAACCAATATGATTCTTTCATACCATCGCACACTGAGCCATCGCCATTATTGTACTCATCAACTATAGACTTGTACTTCATTATCTTCTTTGCTAATTTAATCTTCATAAGCTTTTACCTGTTAAGTATTCTAACCAATCGGAAAAACGCATAAACCATTTTGGCAGAGGTGCAGCTCTACCAACATACGAGCTTAGTGGAATAATAACAAATCCTGTTATTTTAATATATAGGCAAGCTATAATACACAAAGCTACATAAGGGATTGAGAAAATCACAGCCAATACAAGTACTGAATAAAATAATATTTTCTTCATTCTTTACCTTCCTTTCTGTCGAACTTATTGCCAACAATCTTCAAAAGACTTGTGTGGCTAGCATATACATGCACAGTTGCAAACATACCAACCTTTTCATACACATAACCACAAACATGTCTTTTCCACTTTATCGCTGACGCTATACCGCTATCTTTATCGTACAAGATGTCATTTTCAAAGATGTCCTTACCATCCTTGTCTTTCAGTCCTGTGAACTGGCAGACGGTGGAAGGGTCAACCTCATAAGTGATATTTCTGTTCAACATACTTTCTTCCTGACGATTTTCGATGATGTAGGTGTTACCACATTCGGCATAAAAGTAGCCTTCCACCCACTCACCATTATCAAGACTTTTTGCCTTGAACTTGATATTTTCTACTTTCATAAGCTACTTATATAAAATTGTTACTCTTCTACTTTTATCAACCTTCAATATAGCCTCCTTGGCTTTATTATTCGAAGGAAACAAATACTCTGGGCAAAGGTTATATGCACCATAATCCCAATAATGGATAAGTCCAAATAACAATGAATGTCTCTTATCTACACGATAAGCTAATATTGGATTACCCCAAGAATCGTAATGTATACCATTGATAGGCTTATTTTTACGATACATATCTACTATTCTATAGGTTGCCATAACTATTTTTTCTTTAAAGGTATATTCTCCATTAATGACCTCACCCCATCGCACACAGGACAATAGTGTTTACCATCAATCATCTTCCAGTTTGAGAAGTCTTCAATATCAGTACTTTTGTCGTGGAATAGTGCAGAGCAAGTATCTGTACCGCCAAATACTTCTCCGCATCTATCGCAAACAATCTGATACATTGTAATCGGTCTATACATAACTATTCTTCATTACATAAAGTTTCTACAACCTTTGTTCTTGTGGTTTTTGTTGCAGGGTCATATTCGTCATGAAAAGCCTTTGCCACACCTTTTTTGTTGGTAAAATAAACAACTCTACCACCATCATAGAAACGATATACGGTTATACCATCCACAACAAATAGTTTCTCTACTTTAATTTCATTAATAGAGTCTGATGTTGGAACATTAATTCCTTTGTTCTCTTTGCAAGAAACGAGCAGGAATATAACCGATACAAATAATATAATCTTCTTCATACGCTAATCCTTTTTCCAATATTTACAAATTAAATAACCGATAACTCCACCCATAAAAGCTATATATAGAATAGCTAGGATAAGTATAACATAAAATCCAAACATAAGCTATTCTTCTTTAAGTTCTACTGGCTCATCATCCCAAGACAATTCTCTTCCGATGAGTTTCCTGATACTGCCATGAGGAAGTTCAATTATATCTCTATAACATTGAGGCTGATTTTCTTCTGCGACCCAATACTCTTTTTTTCTTTCTGGTTTCAGATAATAAATATTCTCTGTACCATCTTTATCAACAGCTAACCATGCCATAACTATTTCTCCTCTTTTATACCGTATGGAGTTCCATCGGCAAAGGTGCAAAATTCAAACACATCATTAAAATTACATGTACCCTCATCATAAACTTCGACAAAACCTCTTGAATCTACATTTTCAATTACGAATTTACTACCATTTCTGTCTTTTACCCACCCGAAAGGATGATGCTTTTGCATCTCCTGCCAACACTCCTCAGCATTCTTGAAAGGGCGGTACTTTGGTTCTGGCTTGATTCGGTACTCTGTATTATTCCAAAACTCAATCTGTTTCATTTCCGTCCAATCATTCTGAACATCTGTGCCTTCTACAGCACTTGGTTTTGTCCTACACTCAATCACCCTTCCTTCAGCATAAGCTTGCAGAATAGGATAAAATTCTTTAGCTTGATTTCTGTCCATAATCAATCCTCCAATTCTATGTTATTTTCAGCTGCGTAGCCGTCTTGTGCCTCTTCACAATAACACCCTTCACAAAGCCAGCCTATACCAATGTTATATTCTGAAATGATGTTCTTATTGCAATACTCACAGACAGCATCGCCAAGTTCATTTTGTAATTCTTCTCTTGTCATAATACATTCTTGTTTGTTTTGGCATAACTTTTGCTGTAAATTTAATGGCGATATTGCCAGATTTTTAAATGTACATTTAAGTTATGGTTAAAAAAGTTACTGTTGAAATCTGCCGTAGAGCAGACAATGGGCAAATCTGTACTCGTAATTATGCAGATAAGCACCCAAAGACAACTGTTATTGAACATCGTCAGCGCAAGACGAAGTAAGAATCTCCTCAATCTTTGAGGTAATGTAACCAATAAGATAGGCGTATGCTTCTTCATTCTCAGAACAAGGAGGTACGTCTATCTTATTCATTATCTCACAAGCAGCGTGGTAAATCTCATGCGCCAAAGTACCCTTATCTTTGTTAGTCTTAGGGACATTTGACATCCATAAGATAATATTCCCTGTACTAAGAAGAACTGTTCTTCCAAGGATATTGCTATTAATATTCATTCCTCCAAGAATAGATAGAGCATCTTCTAAACCAAATCTTGAAATCAATTCCTCCTTTAGATAGTCGTAACTTCCAAAGTGAACCATAATGTCGGTATTGTATATGCCAATATTTATTATTTTGTTTACCTTATCCATATTCTCTTTCTTTTTACCCTCTCCCTTTTAGGAGAGATTATATTTTATATTTCTCTTCAACAATTTCAAAATCTACAATGTCAGCATACATAGCTTCCATAATAAGCATACCAAAGTATTTACCTAAATGCCTAGATATATCTTCTGTAGCACAACCTAAGAGTCCAGTATCAATATTAATAAAACTATATCGACAATCAGGGTTATATTTGCCCAAACCTTTATAATCAATATCAGAATAAACACCTACATGAAAAATTTCATAGATAGTTCTTTCACTTGTAAATTCACCAAGTTTTTCATATTTATCTATCTCTTTTGCACCACGATAACAAGTTGAACCTTTTATAACAAGTGCAAAGAAGGGATAGTGACTATATTTTTGACCATCTGCATTCCTGCTAATGTGCATATCATATCCAAGATTGAGTGCCTTTCTGACAATATTCAATTTGAACATAGCAGCAGAAGCTTTACTAATTTCAGCTATGCTATTTACTTTAGAGACAATATCATCATAGTTATAATCAAGCGCATCACAAGCTTTCTTGAAGTTTATAATATCCCTAAAATTGTATATCAATTCTTCTTTAGTAAAGGCTTGAAGTGCCAAATCTTTAAGAGATTCATCACCACTATTATACCACTCTATTGCTTTTTCAAGAGTGATTGTTATATTTCTTTTTACCATATATCTTTCTTTTACCCCTCTCCCTGTTGCCAAGGAGAGGGTGGCTAGTTACTCATTAACTTCAACAAACTTTCCGTTTTTAAGTTGATACCAAGTATCAGACTTGATATTCTCTCCATCAACGTACTCAGTCTTAACACATACTGGAACATCACGTTTCTTTTTATCGCTCCATTTCCATTCTGTCAGCGTTATCCATGAACCAACCTTTGCTTTTGCTATTGAACTGTTGCCAGCACACATAATAACGGAATCTTCTCCAGTGCTATTAATCTTAGCATAGTAACCGCTTGAACCAATCTTAGCATAGTCACCGCTTGAACCAATCTTAGCATAGTCACCGCTTGAACCAATCTTAGCAGAGTAACCGCTTGAACCAATCTGAGCAGAGTAACCGCTTGAACCAATCTTAGCATAGTCACCGCTTGAACCAATCTTAGCATAGTAACCGCTTGAACCAATCTTAGCAGAGTCACCGCTTGAACCAATCTTAGCATAGTCACCGCTTGAACCAATCTTAGCATAGTCACCGCTTGAACCAATCTTAGCATAGTCACCGCTTGAACCAATCTTAGCAGAGTAACCGCTTGAACCAATCTGTTTTCTTCTGTCTCCGTTGTCGTTTAACGCATCATCTGCCTTAACTTTAGATGGTGATGTAATATCTTTCAGCCACTCGACACTGATATTAATGATGTCAGCCAGCTTCAACTCAGCCTTAATCTTTATACGAGAAGAACATATCTTTGTCGAATTTTCTTCTTCGTCAATCTTACCAGACTGTTCTACCTCTGCATAGCGAGAGTTAAGCATATCGTAGTAGTCCCACACTTCCATTGGAGACTTGCAAGCGTGGAAACCTCGGTTACAACACTTGATTTCTCCGTCCATTTCATACTCTTTTCCAACTTCGTACTGGAATCCACGGCATTGCATATTCTTGTCGAATCCCTTGTACGAGGTGATTACCTTATCACTCATATTACTATCTATTTATATCCCATAAGGGATGGTTAAATGAGAAGCAAGCGATGATAAAATAAAGTGCTTAATTTTAAAAATATCATTTTGTTTGCTTGCTTCTCAAAAAATATTATTATCTTCATACCGCTTAATTTTAAAAATAAAAACGATATGAAGCATTTAATTAAATTAATGTCAGAAGATTGCACATACATGTGTGTTATCAATCCTGACCACATCGTTAAATTCTATGAAGAAGACGATGTTTGCTGTATCAAACTTTCAACAGGTGAAACTTTTGCAACTAAAGTTAAACTTGATGATTTAAAAGATTTGATAGAAAAGAGTTACTTGTAAAGATACTCTTTTAGACATTTATCATACCCTTCTTTTTGTTTGAAAGGGCAATGATTGACAACCCAGATTCTATCTCTCCACTGATGAAGAGGTGAATTGTAAACCCACTCAAATCGTGCTATGTTATTGGTTATTGGTGAATCTATACTATAGACTGTCTTCTTTAGCCACTTACGTAGCACCTTTTTTATTATATTCTGTATCATATTCTTAAATTTATGCCCGAAGGCGGTTAAACACTAATGTAAATAAATATTTTTATCACCTAAATCTTTAAATGCTATATCCTTACACTTTTGGCAAAGAAATTTGTTTCCCAAGCCTTTGTCAAAACACGCTAAAGATATAAAATCTTCTGGCTGGAATTTGTGCCCACAGCAAAAGCAAGTCTTTTGTACTGACAAATTAGACCTCTCACGCAACTCTTTAAAATGAGCAAACGTCCCAAAGAAGTGTCCTTCTTCACACCCTATCGCTTTGTAGATTTTCTTAGTTATTTTTACTACTTCCATACCTACACCTCCATTTCGTGATTAATACCAAGACCAAAGAAAAGATGCTGCAACTGATGAACAAAGTTAATACTAGCAAGATTATGTCTGTCTAGACCTACACACACCAAGAACTCACCCAAAGTTGTTATATCTTTTGTTATATACAGATAAGCTCTTTTTGTTGGGAATCTATACCAATCGTAGCCATCATCCTTCCACCCATTCTTCTCTAGAATCTCTGGAGTAAGAGGAACACCAGATAACTCTGCTCGGTTTACTGGATGTCTTATATAAGATAACTCATAGTTATTTAACCCAAGTGTATCTATAATTGTATGTATTCTGTTTTTATACATAACAATATCACCAACTATATATTTCTGTGCCATACGATTTACTTTTCACGATGATTATTATACTTATCCTCATCTTCGTCATAAGGACACTTGAACATTAAAGGACAAATTCCACAAGATGTAATCTGTCTTTCCTTACATCTGCTTCTTGATTCGTAGCTCATACACTTTACTCCTTAACTTCTTCAAAGATTACATTCTTATTATCCTTACGTAGTTTAGGACCGCATGGGTATTTCCTCCAAACTTCACAAGCACTATTGCCAAAAAAGAAACAACCATAGCAAGTTTCTTCCTCGGTTTCAGTAATCTCCAAGACTACTCTTTCTCCAACTTTAAACTCTTTCATAATCAAAACGCAATTCTATAATCCTTCCTTTGGGAATAAATCATCAACATACAACCAACGCCTTAATCTTTTTTCACAAGAGAACCCTCTAACCCATTGAATATCTCCAGGTATTTCTATAGACCTATAATATATGCCACCTTTAAAAGTATATTCAACTATAACCCTTTTGCCGGGAGGAATACGCTCATTAAAGATATCATGCCATAAATTCTTCAAAAACTCACTGATAGCCCACTTAGCACCTTCTTTAAATCCTTCAACGGATTCACTGCTAACAAAATCTAATTTGCTGTTTTTGTATAAATCAAATGCAGCTTCTTCTATTTTCTTATCGTCTATCATAATCACTTTACTCTTTTGAATTGAACATTCTTTCTGTCTTTGCGCTCATTTTTTCCGCATTTGATGCGCTTGCAGACATTCTCATTAATTTCGCAAGATAGGTCATCAAAGAAGCAACCGCTACATTCTTCGGTTTCAATAACTTTAAGCGTTATTTCAGAACCTATAGATAAATCTTCCATAGTTACACCTCCTCGTTATATTTATTTTTCATTTTTATTACGTTTCAAGTTAGCGATTCTAGTCTCTCTAAGATATTCCTCAGATTTCTTCAATCCGAGTTTCTTAGCTTGCTTGGTGACCTCGTAAACGCTTCTGCCAAGGATCCTGGCAATCTGCTTGTTTGATGTGTTCGGGTATGCGATGGATAGAGCTCTCGTCTGAGTCTCGTTCCAAGGAGTACCGGTATTATCCTGCTCATTCTCCAGGAACTCACCATCAGCATTAAGGTTGAAGCCGTTGAGGATACAGGCATTCGCAAGGGCGTTCTCGGCTCGTTTCCAGTCGAGTACCTTCTGACCTATAATCTCGAAGCCGAGGTTGAACTTGTCAGGGCATTCTGAGAATACTTCATCATCAACCTTGACCGGGTAGAGAATCTCCATAGCATTGCGCATGCGAGCATAAACTCCTCGAATAGGGTTCGTAAAGCGTTCTGCGATGTTGACGGCGTGAATACCGTTGTACTTATCCATCATCTCAGCAAAGCGTTCTACCGAGCTTACAAGCATACTGCTCATCAGTTCCGACATCAGGAGCATTGTGTACATCTTATGCTCTTTGACGTGATGCTTGAGGAACTGGTTATCGATGGCATAGAAGCATTTCTGTACGTCCAGCTTCAAGTCATCCTCGATGTTATCAGTCATATCCATCCAGAGTTGGGACATACCGCATTCCTTCATATAGTGCATGAAGGCATCGATGAGTTCGTCTGAGCACTCCTTTGCTTCCGAGATTCTCTTCTTTGCCTCGAAGCGGAAGATTTTCTTGTTCTCCTTGATGAGGTTGTATGTATCAGTGATTTGCGTCTGAACGATTGAGGCAAAACCGCCGACCATAGAATAGAAGAGCATATAGAAGCGATTCACCTGCTCTTCGGTTGGTACTTTGACCAGAATTCTAGCCAACACCGGTCTGGAGAAGTTTGGATTCCATCCTGTCTGCATGCTACACCTCCCTCTCTACTGCCAATGCGCAACTGATACAGAAGACCATCAGGAGCGAAAGGAAAACGTGTTCAACCATAAAGCAGATGAATCCGTAACCTGCGATGAAAGCTGCGATAACGAGCAGGATCATCACTATTGTATGTTTGTATTTCTTCATGTTACTTTGATTTTAAGTTTCCGTATGCAGCATAGAAGCTATCAAGCTGCTGTGTTGCGTGTACTAGCTTCTGGTTGTAGCTATCCCGCTCTGCCCTTGCCTTAGAGATAAGAACGAAGCTAACGATGAATGATATTACTACCGTTATCACGATGAACAACCAGGGCAACTTGTGAACTGCCTTGTTGATTGCTCTTCCTAGGTTTCTTATGATAACCCAAGAGTAGATTCCTATGAATACTACCGCTTGCTTAGTGGTAGCATTCTCAATACGTTCTTCCTGTGTCATAATTCTAAATTTACTTGGTTCGGTTGCACCAGTTATCAGTTGATTTCCAATAACCAGCCATCCATATTTCTTTCTTTGTTGCATCAGGATGCTCGTTAAGCCAATCCTCTGCCATTTTACTTACGTCCGCCATAATTACTTTCTTAAAGAATCACCAATAAAAGGAACAGCTTTCGTTGTCGCTATCAGTCTATCAACAACCCTATCTCCGTATCTCTGGGTAAGCTCATCAATACTGAGGTTTGTTGTAAGTATGAGTAGTTCTCCCTTTTTCTCTGCTGCATCACAAAGCTCTGCAAACGGCATACGTTTGTTGCCATAAGAGTTCAGATTGTCCTCTGTACCAATATCGTCAATATAGATAATATGTAGCTTGAGGATTTCGTCAATCTTTTGATTCAGCTCTTGCGCATTAAATATGTTCACCACCTTTCGATGAACATCTTTAATAAGAAGAGGAAGGATATACATACCGATTACCGACTTGCCTAATCCGCAGCCGCCGAACATCAATAACCCTTTTCCTTTGTTGTCTGTCATCCAATCAACAATGGGGCGGTAATTGTGTTCGTTCCATTCTGCATTGCATCCAGACTTCATATTTACTACATATTGCAAGCCTCCACGCAAACGTTTCTCTGCGTTAGGAATGCTTATCTGTACTCTGTCAATTTCTTGCGGGTAACCAGTATCTCGCATTTGAGATACGAGGTTTCTGAAATATTCGTTATCAATTATTTGTTCCATCTATCGTCGAGCTTATATCTTTCACTATTGTTACTATTTTGTAAATTCATACCAACCGGAAGACTTGATTTCGAAGGCTTATTGTTGTTATTATTCTTGCTCCACCTAGCAAGTCTTCGTGAAATCTCGAAAGTTTTTTCTTTCTCAAATCTCATCTTCTTACCATTCTCGTTATGCTCAGTCCAGTAATCGAAGAACTCACGAATAAGCGCTTTTCCGTATTGTTCCATGTACGGAATAAGCTTTTCGCCAAATGCATGTTTTCGTACTTCTAGTGTGTCACTTGGTGTGTCACCTATTGGCTTCGGAATCTTGTAACAATCTATATTGACGACAGTTACACTACTACCCTTGTGTGTCACTTGGTGTGTCACTATATTCGTAGCATACAACTTTTTAAGTATGGTTCTTACAGTCCGCAAACCTATATCAAGTTCACTCGAAATCTTGCGGATGCTAACAATCAATGTTCCGTTATCATCTGCGTTTGCAAGGAGATAAAGAAACAAGTTTACGGCATTTACCCTGTCAAGTTTCATCAAATCGAAATATTGTTCTTTGCTAATCTTAAAAGAATCCATTGTATAAAAAATGAATGTTATTCAACGACCACTACAGGTAGCGTCTGTTTCGTTCGATATCATGCTGGATATGGAGCAACGCTATATACTCTTCAGAAGAGGGAATGTATATGCCGGCTACGTTACTAGCCCAGTTTCTGAAACGTTCGATAGCCTCAGACAGCTCTTCTTTCGTAAGCTTTGCAGTCGATATTACGTATTCCCTATCTGTTCCGAGCAGATCATCGTGCTTTTGTCGCACAAACAAGTCTCTATTGACAATCCTCTTGAAGTAACAGGTCTTGACTTCATCTAGAGTGTTGCCGGTCTGCAAGCCGAAGTAAGCGAGAATCGTATGAAGGTACTTCAACTGCTGAAGTGTCTTTGCCTTCTTTTCTACGACCTCTACCATACTCTGCTTTTCAATCAGCTTCTCTATCTTCAGTCTGAGATTCTGCACTTCAAGAGGATTCTTCGTGTTATACATCATACACTATTTCTGCGTAAAATGTATCTTTAATCAGTTTCAGCTTGGATGCCAGGTCAGAACGGGAGTTGGTCAGATTGCCCTGCCGGTGTTCCTGGCTGCTGGGCTGGAGGAAACGGATTGTTTGGATTCATCGGGTTTGGTGCTCCGGCCATAGCTGCCTGTTGTGCTGCTTGTGCCGCCTGTGCGCCTACCTGAGGACTCATGTTATAACCACCCTGCATAGGAGCCTGCTGACCGCCCTGGCGAACTACCTGCCAAGCATTCACTGAGTTCCACCATTTTCCATTATACTCACGCGCGTTGATGTCAAATGATACTGTCACTTCCTCACCAACCTGCAAGTTAAACTCTGTAATCTTGTCACCAAGTACATCGAAAGCAACCCTCTTAGGGTACTGCTCGTGTGTTTCGATGACCGCAGTTTGCGAATTCCATTGTGTTCCTCTTGCAGATGTTCCGCTTTTTGTCGGCAACACTGCGATAATTTTTCCTGTTATGTCTGCCATTTAATTATTTATGATTTCGTTAATAAAATCGTTTGCGAGGATTACTCTATCTTCCATAAGCTTGATATCATCCTCTACTCTGTCTATCTCAGCCCAGTGAATAGGCTTTGACAGCCAAGGACAATATACGATGAATATTCCACCTTTGGCGCCGGTACAGCTCATCTCAGCCATCATCTGCCAGTAGTACTTCGGCTCGGTTTCTTTGAGCGATGTGGCATCATGGATGAGGGTTCGGTACTTCATATACGTATTGATGTTCGGGCATTTGACCTCGATAATTTTGAGGTCTTCGCCGTCACGGCCATAGATTGCGCCGTCAGGAGAAGCCGCGAAGTAAGGGATTGTATCGTGTTTGCAGGAAGAAAGCTCAACAATCTCACCTTCCGGGAAGTTCATCTGCATCCAGAGAGACTTGGCTGCATCCTCCTGATCTGCTCCCCACTGCATAGCCTTGGTGTTTACAGATACTTGGTCGATATAATCTTGAAAGATTCCGTCATCATTCAAGAAGGTTGGATTAAACAGACGTTCGCCGGCAACCTGAAACAGATACGCTTTAGCTGTCTCGGAGAAAATCTCATCTTTCTTGCGGCCAGACTTCATGATGTCGGCGACTTTAGAACCTGTCAAAAAACCGACGCGACTACGGAACCACGAAATCGAACGCTGTTCTATGCCATCGGTAATCATTTCTTTTCCTCCTTCTTGGCTGCGTCAGTCTTTGCAGCATCAGCGGCCATAGCGGTGATACTCTTCTTGTTCTCTTCCTTTCGGTATGGCTTCATCAGTTCGTCGACTGTTGTGTCACCACCAGTGAGAGACTGAGTAATACCGAGAAGAAGGGCAATTTGATCTGCCTTAATCTGGTTGACCGTCTGCTTACCACAGAGCATCACAACCTCCTGTTCGGTGATACCATACTCATCCTTAAAGAAGTCGATACACTTCTTGCGTCTTGCAACAAGCTTCTCTTTATCGGACAAATCACCCGTAATGAAGTGTTGAGCAGCTTGATATACCTTATCGGTAATTGCCTTTGGGATGACAGAGAACACCGCATTACGATAAGCGATAGCATTTGTAGCATTACCGGTAACTGTAATCATATCATCAGTGAAGCGCTTTCCACCCTTACCGACAATAGAGCGACGGACCTCAAATGCTGTAGCTACATTGTTCTCCAAATCCCAACAAGTACCACGACTGATAACTTGCTTGTCCGTGATCTGGACTACCTTTGCTTCTGCTCTCATATTTCCCCAATTTGAAACAAGAAGCTTGGCAAGATGAACGCTCGGGCCAGTAATAGGCTTGCCGCCACGGGGAAGAGCATAACCACAGCTCTGTGCGGTCGCATAGTCCATTGTAGCCATAGCGATTGAATTGTTTACACTTCTTGCAAGGTCTCTAGGATACTGCTTTGCCGTTGCAACCTGAGAATCGACGTTAGCTCGTTCTACAGCATCCACCTGAATGATACCCTGGTCATGGCTAACCTGCATGACCTCGTATCCTGGATTTTCATTTTCCATTATGTTTTGTTTTAAAAATTAATCACTCGTACCTCCAATCCCAATGCCTGCAAACGTAGTCCACCGAGTTACTTGCCTTGGGGTCATCACACAACCCTAGCAGTATGCAGTCATGACAGCTTCTCTTATAGTATGTAGCGATTTTACTGTTTGCCATAGCTTTGAGATTTAATGTACTCTATTAATGTAACAGAAGTAAGTTTCCACGTTAACCTTTTCTCCCTTAGAGTTAACTCTTTCGTAACAACGTGGAATCTTACCGAGCTTTCTTCCCGTACCCTCTATATAGTCTAGGAAGACAGCTCTAGCCGCCAGAGCTCTAGCGTGATTTGTGTCGAGTTCCATCAGGCAGGAATGAACCTCTCTCAGATGGACCACGGCAGCAGCTTCACCCGGCGGCATAGATGCGATGATTTCGTTGATTCTACTCATTCTGATTCTCTTTGTTTTCAGGAGAGGAAGCTGACTTATATTCAAAGACATCCATCAGCTTTGTCTCGTTGAGGCCTACGACATCGTAATCAATCATGGTCTTCCCCATCACCTCGTCAATATAACGCAAGGCACGAGCCAACGACTTAGCCTGAACGAGGTAGTTGACGTTGCAACGCTTCTCCTTATCAGTCTTCTCATCGATTGTGATAAACTGGAGCTTTGCCGAGAACCACTTGTCATCATCGTCCTTGTCTGAGAAGAAAATCTCATTAAAGTTAGCTTTCTTTGTACTAGGAACCTTGGTCTCCCCGTGACTATAAAGAGCCATCTCCTTGATGATAGATGCTTCTGCCTCTGTACAAGACAGAGCCTCCACGATGTACGACTCGGTAACGACCTTTTCAGAGCCGTCTTCCATACATTTCTGATACTTAATCTTGGTTTCAAACCAAGATGCTGTTCTTGTTCTCATTGTTATATGAATTAATGTGTTAATACTCGGCGCCAACGTCCACGCTTGAATTTCTTGACTGCGTGGATTCCGAACAACTTTGGTGTTGTTACGCCATTCATCATAGGAAGCACATTGTCCTTCTTCAAAATACTTTCGAAATGTGAAGAAGTGACAGGAGCGTGGCAGATGATGTTCTTCTTGACATCATACAGGTTGCCGTACTTTGATACTACGCCCATTACTCGTCCTCCGCCATTACTTTTAACAACTCGCGGAGACCTTCAACACCGGGCATCTCTCCGCTTTTTACTTTCTCCTTGAGCTCAGCAAGCTTCTTAAGCTTGTCAAGGTAAGCATTCTTCTTGTCATCAAGCGATTTGAGACGCTTGGTGATTCCCAGTTCCTGGTTGTCACAGAGGATGGTATCCAATGCGATGTTGGCGAAGAGGTTCGTATTATTCTCCTTCTTGCCTTCATCATCAATCTCGTCGATATCACGAGTAAACTGGTTTTTGCCATCGATAACCTTCTTGATTTCATCAAACTCAGAAGGAGTCTTCGAGATGGCGAATGCTCTGTCAATAAGAGCCTGCTTGCCAATTACTACACTGACTAAAATCTTGTCTTTGTTCATAATTTAAAATATTTAGAATTAAACTACTAGTCTTCTTCTTTATCCCAACCAAGGGCTTTTGTGATAAACGCACCTGCTGCGAACATAAGTACCGTCAGCAGGAAACTATTGATAATGATACTCATAGCTGAAACTTTTTGATTGGTTTCTTGCCGAACAACAAGTGGCAGCAGAGATTGATAAACTCCGCCACCACTACAATGATCAGCATTAAGAATAGATATACAACAACAGAATATTTTTTCATTTTTACACCTTATTATAAAATAGTACAGTCAGAAGGTGGATAATCAACGATTTTCCACTCATTCTTCTTTATCTTGATAGCCTTGCGGAATATCACTACAGACTCGCCGTTGTGACGTTTTCTGTTGTGGACGATAAGTCTTGCCACAACAGCCTTAGTCGTTATCGAGAACTCTCTTAGCTTTGATGTGTAGAGGCTCTTGACATCGCATATCACAATCTTATCGCCTTCCCGGTAAACGAAGTCGGCGGTATAGTTGTGACCGTAAAGCAGAGACCTTCTCTCATACTTGACCTTAGTCTTAAGCTGCTTTGGTTTCAGCATCCATACCGGATTGATTGCAGTGATGGTTACCTGCCTGTGTATGCAGCTTATGCCAGGATCATCGAGGATGGCCTGCAAGTACAGGTACTCTTCCCTGGAATCGTATTCGTTCCCGTCGGGAGCAAAATACTTCTTAGAACCTACTCGTCCCATGCCGCACCCGCCTCCTTTGCAGGATTCTTGTAGAGATGATTGAACGCAGCCTCGCCGAAGCGCTGCCACTTACCGCTGCCCCATTGCACGAGATACTCGTCTCTGACAGCCTCCTGCTTTCCATCCGTGTACTCGGGATTCAGGTGAACGAGAATGTCCCTTCCATTCTGTTCAATACTCTCGACGCATTCTAGCTTCTTGAGCTCCCTGATATTCTCCTTGCGGATTCTTATAGTCTTTTTTACCTTCATCTATAGAGACCTCTCCGATTAGCCTACCACGCAAGGCAGGAGAGGTGATTACACGTGGTATGGTATGTTTTGAAATTCAACTCAAAACAATCGGGAGGAGGCCGAGTTGACGACCTCGCTCCCTTCTTGTACCATTAAAAACTAAAAAAAACTTATGACATATACATTACTGAGCTGCATGCAGGACTCGAACCTGCGGCCACTTGGGTACAAACCGAGCGCTCTAACCAACTGAGCTAATGCAGCAAACCTCCTACTTTCGCAAGCAAGAGGGGATTATTTATGGAATAATATGAATCATTTATTGCTGAACGCCTTCAAACTATTAAGATAATATAAAAAACAAATAAACCTTCCATGAACAAACTTATAGTAAACCCAGGGGAGACTCGAACTCCCAACCTCGCGGCTGATTCCACGGCTCTATCCAGTTGAGCTACTGGGCTAGTTTCAACGTTTTAATTAAAATTTAGGAAAAATGAAAAGTATCTTTTGGAGTGGCGGATGGACTCGCACCATCGACCTCCAAGGGCCTTCCCCTGGTGCTCTGCTACTGAGCTACGCCACCTGAATATATATCAACTACGCACAATGGGCTATTTTAAGGCGCCAGATACTCACGTACAGAGCGCACGAAACTAAAAATAAATCTAAACAATAATAATACGATCACCTCCTCGCCAGGAGAGTTAACCAGAATGCATTTTAAACTAAAATTATACTCACAATTTTCATTCTTCGTGGATCTAGGACGAGTCGGACGTTCCTGTCTCCGGATGATGTCCCTCCGGCGCTCTACCGTTGAGCTACAGATCTGTATTGTGCAGCCTGTCTTCACAGACAGATGTCACACCGAATAAAAAACAGCGTAGAGGCATCGTTGTGCCTCTAACCAAATCCAAAAGTAATCTATGGGAGACGACGAGGGACTCGAACCCCCATCTCACGACGATAAGAACGGTATCATCTAGTTGTCGCAGTGCTTCCAATTACACCAGTCGCCTCTTTTATCTGAATTAGCAAGAACCTCAAGTCTATGTATTCTACACCTTTTATATATAATATAAGAGGCTTGCCAACGCCAACCATTCTCGATGGTGGACTTGCATGGCCATAGGGTTCTTTGACTCTCCGGTGCCGGGGTGATAGGTCCAGACACCTTCGGCCAGAGATTTACATCTTCTTCTCATTGATCCGCCGCTTACCACGACAATTCTTCGTTCCGTGGCAGTTCGGCGGATGGGAAATTTATGAAAGAGTAAATCCTGTCTAACTGGTCTTCCGTGCTACGTGCGTTCCTTCTGGGCATCTTCACTATAGGTTCCCGACCTGAGATAATTAAATCCGCTCTACCCGTACTATCTTACACGTACACTAACGCTATAATGCGCTATATGTCCAATATGTCAAAGAACTACTTCTCCTATCCTTTTAGAATCTCTACTGATGCAAGATTGTAGCTGCACGGACTACCTACTTTATAAGGTCGTGGACTTACATTTGCACCGTTCGAGATACACACGAAACGGAATTAGTAAGAGAGTGTGAACCAGACGAGATTCGGACTCGTGGCCTATCCCTTAGGAGGGGATTGCTCTTCCGCTGAGCTACTGGTCCATTTTGGAGCGGACTAACCAATTAAAAATCCGCTCCGCTATTCACCGCTGTGAACTAAGTTAACAATACCCAACTAACAATGAGTTTTTTTCATTAAAGCAACAGAACCCTCACGGGCAAATTCAAATATATACGAAATATGTTAAAGTATTCTATCCTTGGACATCAACATACCTTGTGTCCTTCAATCAGCTCATCTACATCAGACTTTTTGAAGAATGCGGTATTACCTATCATATAATGATGAATCTGGCCGCTTCTTCTCAAGTCGTGTATGTATCCTGTGCTCATACCAATATACTTGGCGAACTCTTTTGTCGAGAGCCATATCTTTTCGACAGGCTCTACTGAAACTTTCTTGCGAGGCATAGGCTTAATCATCATAAGACCCATCAGGGTTACATACCCTTAAGTCGTTAAGCCTCATATTTATGCTTCGCAAATTGCGATAGGCTGCTGTTAGGTTTTGAATCAAATCTAAAACCTGTGACTCCGAAAGGTATTCCATTGATATCGTTTTACCATCTTCGCCTCTATCCGATGTCAATTCGTTTACTATGACACCTAAAACACAAGGACAAACCTCTCCTTCTTCATTAGTAGAATGAATAACACCTGTAACAATTTCACCGCCGTCACAAGTTTTGAGGATTTTGAATCTAAAGTTGTTTTTCATTTCAACAATAGAATCTACCAATGGTTTATTCGCTACAACGCTCTCCCCATTATTTTTAAGGTGCTTATTGATAGCCTCACGAAATTCATTCTTTTTTTGTTTATTCTTCACTCTCATATCCTTAATATTTAAAAAGGTTTATACTTATTATCATACATCTTCAGTAGATGATGATAAACATCCCAACCATTCTTAAAAATGCCATTTTCAATAGACATTATAAGATAAGATTGAAGTTTTATATACTCTTTCTGCTGTTCCTCGGTTGCGAGTTTGTTACGAAGCATCTTTTCATGTTTGCCATAAACGATGCAATTAATGCCTTTTCCAATATGCTCCATCAACTCTCTCATCTCGTTCTTTGGAGTTATCTTAGCCAATGCAGCTGCGAGTTTCTTGTAGTCCTCGCCTACTTCATCGCGATACCTAAGCATCTGATCGTACACAAACTTGATAACTTGAACCTCAAAACGAGGATTAAGCCACATCGCAAATTTCATGAAGAGTATCGGGTGCATCCAAGTTCCTCCGCCTCTATCAAGTCTTGCCTTGGATTTTACATAGGCAGAATTTTGCCCATCTAAATTTTCCTCTTTTACGAGAGCATCCAGGAACTCTTTAGTATTTTCATTCTCGAAGAATTTCTTGACCTCCTTCTTTTCTCCAGTCGCGTTGTTCCACGCTTGCAAAAGAACAGTAGCGTTAAACATCCCGTCCTTTGTCCTCTGAAAGACTTCGTAATCGCCAATCTTTCGAGTCATAAGTTGGTTAGTTTTCATTTCTTCCACCTCCTAATTTTAAAGTTTACTACTCAACCGGAACCGCCTCGATGACCAACGTCTTGTTTTCGAAGTTAGCCTTCGTCTTGTATCTCGCCACACCTTCAGGCGGTTCAGTCTTACCTATCAGCCAAGCATACTGTCGAGCCGACATGATAGCTTTTGCTGTCTCAAACACAAAAACCTCGATTTTTCCAGGCTTTATGCTTAGAATGTCTGCCTTTGTCAACTTTTTCATCTTGCTTTATTTAATATTAACTATAATTATTTGGAGGTTTCGCGGAAAAGTCGTATATTTGCAGTGCTAATGTAAGATACGGCATTTTCGGTTGCTTCGGCCTCCGTTTGTGTTAGTGTTGTTTTATTGCTTTAACTGAATCACGAGTGCAAAGGTAATATAAAAAGGCGAACAAAACAAACCTTTTTGAAAGAAAGTCCGCCTTTTGTTTTCTTTTTAACACTTTTCGTGATTTTAGTTGTATATATGAAACTAAAAATAAAAGATTATGAACGGAGTTATAGAAAGAGTTGCCGAATTGATCAAAGAGTTGGGGTTAACGCCGAATGCTTTTGCAAAAGAAGTCGGTCTTGGTTCATCCAATCTAAGTAGAAAACTGAAAGGAAGTACGCCTTTTACCGCAAAAGACTTCGTTAAAATCTGCGATACGATAGGCGTAAACAGAGAATGGCTCGAAACCGGAGAAGGCGAGAAACGAACCTATTCATTAGGATTCGATAAAGATTCGCTTAACCGGTCAATCGATAAAGCTTTTACCCAATGCGCTCACGGAGACGACGCAAAGCCTTTCTATGACTTAGACTTTGCGTTGGGCTTTAGCGAGATGTACAACGACTCTCCTAATACACCAACGAAATATATCTCTGTACCTGGTTACGAGAAAACTGATTTCTGGTGTCGCACATCAGGTGACAGCATGAAGCCCCTTATAAGCAACGGAGACATCATAGCTCTGAAGCAGATTCTTGATTGGAATGAGTTCTTGCCTATGAACGAGGTCTATGCAATAATGACGACTAACGACCTCAGAACAGTGAAGATCATCCGCAAGGGTTCGGACGAAGAGCATTTCACTCTTCACTCATACAACGAGGAGTACGAGGATCAGGAGATACCAAAGGAGGCTATAACGAAAGTGTTCAAGGTTCTTGGGTCATTAAAGGCAATATAATTAATTATAAATGTTGATATTATGAAGAGAATATTAATCATATTAACAGCAGCATTATTCTCCAGTGCTTCTTATTCGCAAGTAGTAATGGGAAGAGACATATATACAACCAGCAAGAAATACGCAGCTTTCCTTGCGACAAGGGGATACAAACCTTACGAAACGGTTTCTGGAGTAAAAAAGTTCAAGGTAAAATTTGCGGGTTTTACTAACGTAAGAGAAGAAGTGCATTACGACACTAGCAACGATTCTATCACGCAAGTAAAGTTCATTTTCGAAAATAGGACTCAAAGCGAACTGGAGGACGCATACTTCACACTTCTTAAGCAATACAAACAGAAGTACCCTAAAGGGGAAAACGGGGACATGAAATGGGAAGGAGTTGATATGTATATGTGGCACTACAACCCATCCAAAGGCTCGAAGAGGTCTATATATCTAAGCATAGACAACATCAAGCATGAGATGCAGGTGCAATACTTCTCAAACTACGAAGAGAAAGGAAACAAGAAAATAGAAATAAGTAGTGATATATGAAAACAGCTAAAGAAATCCTTGACGGGAAAATCTACAATAGATTCGATCTAGCAAGAGCTTGCGAAGATGTAGCGCGTTTTTTCGAAGAATCGGAAGCGAGTTCCAAGTTAATAATCAGCGGGAAACAATTTGATGACATAAGACCAGACGCAGACTTCTACGGATACTTTATGTACCAAGGTGACGAGGCCGTAAACAAACTTGTAAACTCTAGAATAGCAACAGAAAAGATGGGGTATATCGGCTTAGGCTTTGCCTTAATAGAAACAGAAAACTCTTGCGTCAGAAAACTTGTTGATGAGCTTAGAAAGAATAAATTCTACGCAGAAAGAGTTTGCGCAGGGATTTATGTTGTGACAATAATATAATTTTTGTGAGTAATATGTGAGTGAACAACCACTGATTGTATAAAAGTACATCAGTATCAGCTGATTACCAATATATACGAGAGTCTTCCCAAGCCTGTGAGGCGGGTTCGACTCCCGTATCTCGCTCAAATACTGATAATCAGCCACTTACATCATTTTTCACCATTAAAAACATAGTAAAATCCATCATTTTCACCCACAAAATAGGTACAAAAACGTGCATAATGTACGCCAATGTGAGTAGTTTTGTGAGTAATATGTGAGTAAAATTGAGTTGTGAGTAAAATTGTGAGTAAAATCTGTGAGTAAGTATGAATAGCATCAAGACATACGTTGAAGGAAAGTCACTGAAGGTTTTCTTCATCATCAGTTATCAGGGAAAGAGATTCCAGGTCTATACCGGCATCACGAGTACCGTCAAGTTCAGCGGGATGGTATTCCCGAAGAGTGTTCCGAACGCAAGAGCCAAGACGGCCATGCTAGCAAGGCTATTTGCGTCCGTGGAAGAATATGTCTATATGAATACCGATCTTCCTATAGCAAGAATGAAGGACGAGATCAAGGCTATCATCAACGGAAGGACCGCATCCGTGGAGAAGAACATCTTCTACTACATCGATGAGTTCATCAAGACCAAGGCCAAGGACAGCACCAAGGAAATATTTCTCAGAACAAGGAAGAGGATTGAAGCTTTTGATGAGCATGCGGACTTCGACAATATAGACAGAGACTGGCTCGAAAGATTTCAGGCGCATGAGCTCCTGAAAGGGCGTATGAGCGGTGGAATCGCCATCGACCTCAGAAATATACGCACCGTGTTCAACTGGGCCATAGATAACGAGATTACCACCAAATATCCTTTCCGTAAGTTTTCCATCAAGACAGAGCGTCAGCAGTACCTTTATCTGAGCGCCGAGGAGTTGAGGGAGTATCGTGACTTTCCGGTAGAGCCTTTCATGGAGAAGTACCGTAACTTGTTTATGCTCGGGTTCTACCTTGTAGGCATCAACCTGTCCGACCTGCTCGAACTTCCTGCCGACTGCATCAAGAAAGGGCGCATCCAGTACAAGCGCAACAAGACCGGCAGACTCTACGACATCAAGGTTGAGCCGGAAGCAATGGAAATCATCAAGAAGTATGAAGGAAAGAATCATCTGTTGTGTATCCTGGATGACGGAACGAAGGAATCAAGCTTCAGGAAAACGCTAGGCGATTATCTGAAGAGAATCGGACCTACCGAGATGAAGAAGAATAAGCGTGGAGCCTTGATTAAGAAGGAAATCAAGCCTCTTCACAAGGACATCGTGTGGTACACGGCAAGGCGCAGTTGGGCCACAATAGCGGCGAGCATTGATATTCCGAAAGAAGTTATCGGCAAGGCTCTGGGCCATAGTGAGTGGGATAGCAGCACCACTGACCTCTATATTCAGTTCGACAATAAGAAGATAGACGAGGCGAACCGAAAAGTCATCGACTATCTGAACGGTTAACAAGGAAAATCCCCACGCCATCGGAAAATGACGTGGGGTAAACCTATAACCTAATAATTGCTTATGACGAATAATTCAAAATCCTAAAAGAGATGCCCGACGCCTGGAGTGAGTCCGAACGCCGGGCGGAAGAGTGCTATTTGAATGTGTTAGTGCAAATATACGAACTTTTTCCGACATACGCAAGAAAACCGCTATTTTTTAGCGTACAATTCGTCAAGTTCCTTGGTAAGCTCAGAGATTTTATCGGAAATCTCAGATTCCTCCTTCTCTTCATGATTCATCGCATCAACAAGTTGTCTCGATGTTATCTTGCGCTTGCAGTAATTGACCTTGGCGCGTTCGCATTTCCATCTTTCCCGCCACAGCTTCATCAGTAGTGTATAGAAGTTTGCGACCTTGCTCTTTTTGGTGATCTGCCGATAGGCTGATTCCAGTTCTCCCTCAGCATCCTTCAGCTTCTCCTTTGTCTCTATCAGCTCTATTTGAAGTTTCTCGTTACAGCGGAGGGTGTAGCAGACTTCAGAAACGAGGAAAGTCATGACGAAGCAATCAGCGAACATGTCCCAGTTTCCAAGGAAGGCCTCCGCTACAGTCAGGCAACTTCCTAGGATGATGCACACGACTAAGATGTCGATGCGGTCGAAAATCATTTTTAATCTTTCTTTCATACGCTACAAATCGTTTTTATAATTATTGGTTACAATCCAGAAGCTCATTACAATATTGAATATCAGCAAGAGAATAATGATGGCCCAGTGCTGCCCGTCGGTAAGCTCGATGGTAAGATAATCAAAATCCTCGAAGTTCTTTCTATGCCATTCCTTTTCTACAATCGGACCGATGTACTCGGCGTACTTTTCGAGATTTACAGGATTGCTCATAAACCAGTCTCTACTCTTTACGCCTACGACCTGGCTATCGCACCATGAAAATGCGTTGCACCACTTGACATTCTTGTTTTTGTCAATACCGACGCACACGACAAGCTCATTCTTGTTGCCGCCCTGCCAGTATGAGCGCTGCTTTTCAACAATTTCTTCCGGCTTGTTCGTAAAGAACAGGACGAACACCCTAAACTGCTTCCGCTCGCCATAGTATCCGTTCAGCCATCTCATCGCCTTCTCCTGATTCTTCGGGATCTTCAGTCCGAGAACAGGATTCTGGTCGTAAAGAACGATATCCGGATACTCGAACAGTCCAAACTTTCGCGCCTGCTGATAATCAATATCCTCAAACTTGAAAATAGAACGTGAGGCTTTCACTTTATTCTTGTAATCATGCTCGGAAGATAATGTGTACGAGTTTTCAATGGAGCCATCCCACGCCCATTCCTGTGCATCACCATCCTTTGTGTAGTAATCCCTGTGCATATCAATGAACACGCTATGGGTTCCGAGAATCTTTCTGACTACATTAAACTCGTTGTCGGTCATAAAGTATTCCTCTTTATTTCTAGCATCGAAATAGGTCCAACGTTCAGGGTGATTGTCAACATACGAGCAATCATACGTTTCCGTACGTTGATGCTTTCCACTTCCAACGGTCCTTGTACACGTGCGGTGTATGTACTCATTCCAGGCATCGTAATGACGGATTCTTGTCACGTAGCTTCCGAGATACTCCGTGTCGGCAGCATTGGACTGCTTGAACACGAACTCCATGAGGATGCCTATGAGGATGGAAGGAACAATGAGTACTGCGTATTCCCACCAGGTGGTCTGCTTCCTGAAGAAAATCAACAGGAAAGCAGCAACCACGAATGGGATTAGGAATATGAATATTTCCATAAGCTGTTACTTCTTGAACAGGTCTACGTCGTTATCCTCTCCAAGCTGCATGATCATCTTTGTCTTGGATGAGGAGATAACCTTGTATTCGATAGGCTTGGTGTCAGATACGAACCACTTCGCCGGATATGTCTTCACGAGCGTTTCGTGCTCACGGATGATATCGAGCATTCTCTCCTGTGATGTCTGAAACTCGGAGCGCTGAATCTCTATGGACTGCATGAGGTCCTTGTATAGCGAAACGTCGAAGTTAGGATTACTTTCCTTGATCCACTTCATAAGCGAGCCGTCTCCCTTTGAGTATCTGCCCTCGATAAGTTTCGGATAGATGGACTCGAATGCGGACTTGTACTCATCCGTAACCTGTGCCTTCTGCTGAAGAACCTTCCACATCTTGTCGTGAACACCCTCAATCTTGCCACGCTGAGCCTCTGACTGCTGACGAAGTGAGATTTCCTGGTTGTTGTAATGGAAATAACAACCGATAACTGAACCTGCGGCGAGTACTACTATTGCGAGTACTGATGCCAAAATAATGTTTTTTACACTCATATTATTTAAATATTAAAAATTATCCACTAGAACAGCTCCTTGATTCTTCGGAAGTCCTCTCCATCCGGAACCGGGCAATCCTTCACCCACTCCATGTCCTTCACCTTCCACATAGACAGGTCGATGTCTTTAGGGAGAAGAGCCTTCATGTCTGCGAAGAGGTTGAGACGGAGGGAGCAGTCAGGATTGAAACCATTGTCGTTCCATCTGTATTTCTTATGTCTGAGCATCACATCGTTCATTTCAATGAACTTTACCACATCGGGCTTGCTGTGGAGCGTGAGACAGATTCCGTCGAAGTCATAGCTGCGATTGCGGAGTGTTCTGTAATCAACCCATGCCGTATAGAGGAAAAGTCTTGGTGCAGGGATTCCGAGCGTACGGAATACGTTTCTGATTCCGTGAGCAAGCCACATTGTTTTTCCGTTGCAATCCGGCAGAAGCGGCTCTCCACCAGTGATACTAATCTCTTCATAGTCCAATCTGTCAACTACCGGAATCTTCTCGAAATCGAACTGGTTGTTGCAGCACATAGGGCACTTGTTGTGACACTTTGCAGTCACCAGCAATCTTAGTTTCTTGTTCATAATCTCAATATTTTATTTATGTATATAACACCTCTATACCCATAAGAAATATGGGATAACCAAGCGAGCCGAACCTTAATTTTTATCAACTACAATATATATAATATACCATAGTAGTTCGTACTCCTTGTAAAGCCAGCATAAGTCTTCTGATACCCACAGAGCTTTGCTCGTTATGGTTGGCTTTCTCATTTCTGATATGGGCACCCGTCGTGAGGTGACACGTTGCGGGATTTACACAACCATAATGTAACTTACCTGACAGAGCAGTTTTATATATCGGTCGATAACTCCGAAGAGGACTGCACGGATTAAACCTCGTATGTCTTTGCTTGGGACTTTGAGATAGGGTAAAGAAAAACCCTATCCGCCGTCTGGGTCACGCTCCAAACTTTGGATAGGGTATATCATTGTAGTTGAACTAATCAACTTCAGATAAAACTTATTTAGTTTGCTAGCGCGTGACTTCTAACAAGCACTGCAAAGGTACGACGATTATTCTTACCCTCCAAATGTCTGATTTGTGTCAAAAATCTACCCATTCAAGTAAAAAGTAAAAACAAAACTCTCGAAAGTGCTGATTTAGCTATGTATTTCGATTGAAGTAAAAACAGGAATTTGTGTCATTCATTAAAGTATAGAATATTTACATTAACCCTTTTTAAGAAAAAAGAGCGTTTTTTGGTGTGTTTTTAGTGGTGACTTTTAGTAAAATAGCCGCCTATCTGTAAGTGGATAAGCGGCTAGTTGTATTGCTATTTGTCTGTATCGAAGCGAAGTCCTTGCTTTGCCTCCTCCGGGGAAGAGACATCCTTCTTCAGAAGGTAATGTATATGTCCGTCATAATTCAATTCGGTAACGAACTGCCATCCTCTCGCTGACATGTAGTTGAGAATGTCGGTGAGGTTATTGAACTCAATCTTCTTTCCCTCCTCGTTACGGAGGGCTACAGGCTGCTTCTGCTCGCCCCATTCAAGTTCTAGTCTGATCTTCATCGCAAGATTGTACGTACCGCTAATGGTACAGTAGTAAGGATGCTTCGCCTGTGCGAAAGATGATGCTGCTGTAAGGATAAACACCAACAGAAATAAAATCTTCTTCATATCTTATCCGCTTGACCGTGTTGCGTAGGGCTTGGTTATTAATTGCAGGAGCCGAAGCTCCCTATTTTTGGCTAATCGGGGCCGTTTTAAAAATCCCCTCCTACCCTCACGGGCAAGAGAGGACAACCATTTAAACAAATCTAGCTATGATTAACTAGAAATATCTTATTTTCCGCACTTAACAACTTCGAAAACACGATGTTCTCCGTCAGCAGATAGTCTGTTCCCATCTTCGTCACACATGTGGCCATCTTCGTTGACCCACATCTTCTGGTTGAACATCTCCTCGCACATACCGAGAATCTTTAGATACTCCTGCGCCTCGAAGATAACGTTCTTGCCTTCATGCTCTGCTCTCTTGAAGTTCTCGATTAGACCAGGATTCAGGTCGAGTGCAGTGACATCGTACTCATCCATTTCGTCATGATAGTGAATGTTGAGTATCTCCAACTCCTCTACCATTGCAGAATTTGTACCAATCTCTCCAGTCAGAGCCTTCATAACGGTCTCCTTTTCGAGCTTTTCGTACTTCTTCCGACACTCATTGATGAGTTTATCCAACTCTTCTTCTGTATAATCTTCTACCATATTCATTATTTTAATTGGTTAAACAATAGCAGGAGATGGCTAATGGCCACCTCCAGTTTTAGCTTGGTCCTCATCTAGACCATCATCCAGATCCTTATCGTATACACCGAACAGTCTCAGGGTACTGCTGTCAATCTCGGTCTTACCAACGATGTACCGCTGCGTCATCTGGATATTAGGCTTACCGTTACTAGTATGCCCCATCATGACGGCAATCTGTTCCAATGGTACGCCTTTCTTGGAGAGATTCGTGGCGAACGAACGTCTGCCGGTGTGTGAAGAGATAAAGAGGTACTTCTTTCCGGTCTCTTCTTTACCTGCATGGAACACCTTCGTATTCTCGTCTATTCCGCAATCACGGCAGATGTCACGAAGAGTTCGGTTGAAGGTCATCTCGCTGATTTCTCCAGGAAGGGGCTCAACGCCCGTTCCGCATACCAGAAACGGACGGAGCTTCTTGTGAAGAGGAACCCTTACCTCTGTCTTGGTCTTCTGTGCTACATACACCAGGAAGTGTCCGGTATCATCAATGTTCTCGGGGGTTATCCTCTGACAATCACTATATCGTGCTCCACAGAGGCATTCCATGAGGAACATTCGCTGAACATATCTCTTCGTCTGTCCCCTTGGATTGTAATTGATGATTCTGTTTATCTCCTCATCCGAGAGATAGACGGACTGGACAGGAACAGCCTTCGTTCTGAGTATCTTTCCGAACGTCTGGCTGTTTATCTCCTTCGTAGCATCGTTCTCACGTATCACCGCCTTGATGGTGGCGCATACGGTCTTTGCGGAGTTTGGAGCGTAGTTCTCCTTGATCTTCTCAAAGAGGTCGCGGAGGTTGTCGTCAGTGATGTCTTCCCACAATGGCTTGTGGCCCAACAGTTCATCGAACATTCTCACGACCTTGATGAACTTCGGATATTTCCAGATGTATGCGCCATAGAACGTGTCATGCCTCCAGGCGTTGCTGTGATAATTGGCAAACCAACCCTGCTTGATAGCGAGCTTGTACTTCTCCTGCTGAACAGGGCTTAACAGTCGTTCCCAGTCTCTTGTCTTGATTCTTAATTCTTCTGTCATAATTCTAATATTTTGGTTACTAGTGGCAAAGATACTAAAAGTTTATAATATAAACCATCATCTTTGCCGTTTTTAACGCTAAATTAACTTTCGAGCTCATCGTTCAGCTCGTAGGCAATACTGGCGAGCGACTCGAAATCCATCTCAAAATCCATAGGGGATACTCTCTTCACTACTCTTTTGTAGCTCATCATACGTTGCGTGATAGTCGGGATAGCGGTATCCTCGCCGTTAGTTTCAATGAGGACAGCTTCGAAAAGCCCGTCGCTGCACTCAACCGGACGTTTCAGCTCTTTGCGGATGATTCCGTGCTCATACATTATCTCGCGGATAGTGCATGCTAGCTCCATCTTAACACCTGAACGCAACTCGTCAATCTCGTCTTTCAATTCTTTTCTATCCATAAATCTTTATATTTTGGTTTAACTTGATGCCCACCGTTTCCGGCAGGCTTGTTTGGCTTAGTCTTTTCTTTCGATATCAAGGCCCGTAAGCACGCCTTTCATATAGGCTAATGTCTCTTCCTTGCATTCCGATAGAAACTTCTGGTAGCCATCAATGATAACGCCGTACTTACCGCTCGGATAATTCTGTAGAGAGCACGAGTGGTAATGCTTTCCGGATTTCTCCTCGATTTCTCCAGCGAGTCGCTTCCCTTCGTCGGTCTCATTTGGACGATTTTCTGGGTACTCATCGTAAAAATACTCGTGCCATAAATCTAGTAGCATATCCTTGCAATCCTCCATATCTTGCAAAATATCCGATAATTTGTATGGCGCGCCGTTAGCACCATGTCCATCCTCGCCAATCCATTTACTGGCTTCCTCGTCAGGATCGAAGTCGCTATAATATTGATACAACTTATCCATGAAGTCAGACTTACTGCCATTCTCGAACCAAATTGTGGCGATGAAGTCTTGGTCTTGTGGGGAATACTTCTCTAACTCGACGCAAACCTCACCTCTTTCGTTAGGTGTATCGTCAACATTATAACTCCATCCTAAATCCTCTGCTAATTTTAAAAAATCATTCATATTTTTAATTTTAATTGGTTAATAATAGGAGCGTGAAACGATAATGTTCCACGCCTTGTTTTGCTTACTGGTTCTCTACGATGTGATTGGCAATCTCAGCCTCAATGTGTTCCTTGAACCATCTGCACGCAGCATCAAGCTTCCATCTGAGGTCGTCATCGTGGATATAGCTCGTCATTGTGCGGGCATTCTCGATATCCTGGAGCATCCCACACACTCCATAGTGATACTTCTCGTCCTCATAGAGCTTGTAATCAAGTTTTCGAACTAAAGTACATTCATCCTCGGTTACATCGAACGTATCTCCGTCCTCGCCCTTGAGTGATATTCGGTCTTCTGATATATCATCTACGGTGCATATCTTGAATTTCTCGTACCACTTATCGAAATCATCAGGCTCTGGATTGTTCCACATAACCTTGTCGCCAAGCGTTACGCTGTTCCCGTTAACGTCCGAGAACTCTCCCTTCCAGTTGATCCCATTGTCCTCGTACTCATCGATAAGACCTAGCCAGTCATCATCGGTTGCCTTGTCCAGGCTATCGAGGTCTTCCTTTGGAGTCTTACTGTGTCTGCGGAAGCAGTTTATTGTGTCCAATGTCTCACCTGGGTAATCATTCTCGGATGCGAATCTCTTTACTCTTTCAATATCAGTCATATTCATAAATTTTAATTGGTTAATACTTGCACCCTCCGAAGAGGGATTTTAGGCTACAATTCCGAAGTGGGTCGCAAGCGTGCTTTCTATCAATTCAATGATGTCTTTATCTTCTCCGATACCTTTGTAAACAAACATTGTGACATCAACACCATATAGCTCTTCCCCACAAGAAACCGCATCGGATGCTTGCCTTGGAAGGTCTTCGATAACGAAGCATAAATCGCTCATCGTCTCACAATAATCAACTATACTATCTGGTATATTCAGGAGGATTCTTCCATCCTCTCCCACCAAATGCCACTCATAGTAGCTAGGTTCAAATCTGATATTCTTCATAATTCCATTTAATTGGTTAATACTTGGAGCGTGAAACAATAATGTTCCACGCATTTTTCGGCTTTACACCGGCAGAGACACGATATATTCCTTCTTCTTCTTTCGTGTTCTGCTTTTAACAGTGAATCCACAATAATCTCTCAGCCACCCGGCGGCATTGCCGATAAAAGGCTCGTTCACCATAAGGATAGGACGGAGCATCCCGTTCTTCTTCATGAACTGATAGTCGATGAAGTCGAACTGGTCATCCGGATCATCGCATTTCTTCTCCCACACGCTGACATCGAGATAGTCAATGAAGTCACCCTCTGGCGGGTTATCCATCTCGATGAATCTCTTCGGCGTAAGGAGAATCGTATCCTTAGGCTCGTGGGTCATAAAGAAATTCTCTATAACCTCGTTGAACTTGTTCATGTCCATCTGTTTCTGGACAATGCCCTTTCTCTTCATAATGTCGGAAGCTTTGAGCATTCTTGTTCCTCTTCTTGCTGTTGCCATAATTCACAAAATTTTAATTGGTTAAACTTGGGGAACAAAAAACCGGCGTGTCTCACGACAGACCGGCTTGAACCATTTAAACAAAATCTAGTTATGATAAGGAGTCAGCCGCTGCTAACGACTGACCTGTTTGGCTAATCTTTCGGTACGTTCCAATGAAATGAAATCGTCGCTTCATCTTCGTAGATGGAGAACGATATTAATAGCTTTGCGTCTCCCTCACGCTCGTCGTCTATGTACTGCTTGTACGCCGGAACCATATAGGTCGTTAGATGGCATTCGTCTTCTGTCAAGTTCTTTATAACTGCATTTCCGAAATCGTCAAGCTTGTCCGTGCTTCTGTAGGGCTGCGGGATACATTTCAGCTCGACAACATTATCCTTGACGGTAGCCATTACTGGAACTCCTGCAATGAATCCTAGATACGTATTACCTGAGAATGTGTAGCTTTCGTCATCGAACATGTTCTCTTCCCACCAGTCAAGCATAACATTCTTGTTATCTAGAGGTGCAGGAACAAGGGAATTCACATCAATCTTCTCTTTGATCTCTTTCATAATCCTTCATTTTATTGGTTAAACATAGAATCGGTTACCGAATCAGTAACCGACTTTTGGCTAGAATGGCTCCCGGCTGGCGCCTTACTATAAAAGTTCGATCGGAGAGCTTTAGCTCGAAGGATTACCTCCAGTGAATGCACTGGAGGAGATCCTTCGTTGCAGAAGCTATCGTAAAACATCTTTGCCGGACCACCATACTACAGGCGGCGAACCTTACTACTTACTGGCGATCACCTTCTCGACCTTAGCCTTATGCCACTCGTTAATCTTGCCCTGGATGTCGATATCGTTCTCTATAATGAGCTGCTTGAGAACACCGAGCATTCTCCATCCTTGCTCATCATACATCTTCGCTTTAGACTCAAGCTCCTTCAATGAGTTGGCTTCTGACATCTTCCGTCCGTTTTTCCAGAATCTGGCTCCGTGGAACATGATGAGGTTTCTCATCGTGTAGTAGGAACCAGAGCCCTTGTATGCATTGATGAAGGCATCAGACTGCTTAGTATCCCATGCGAGATGCTTGCGCTTCTTGTTGAACTCGTTAACGGCATCGTACACTTCTGCGTAGGTATTGCTGTCGTACATCTTGCGCGCGAGGCTGCTAAGAGGGGCATATACCTTCTTCTCAAGATCGGCAACGAAGATATCTTCGTTCTGAAGACGTACGTAAGGGTTACCTTTGCAGGTATGCTTGAATGCCTTTGTCTTCTTTCCGTCCTCGTCTCTCTTCCAGATAAGGTTATCGTCCACGTACTTGCGGAGCTTCTCTATGTAGTCATCTGCCATATCGGCAGCGACGAAGCCTCCGAACCATCTGTTTCTCGCACAAGTATTCTCATGATCCCCGTGGGCTGCCATCTTCATCTGAGCATAGAGCTCATTTTCAAGCATGCGCCACTGGTACTCGTAGCCATTGCGCTGCAACACCTCGTTGAATGACTTGCCGTCCTTCTCCATGTCTCGCAACATGTGGAACATCTGGCTCATCACCCAGCGGCGGAACAGCTTCCAGTTGTTTACGTATCCACCCTCGACAATCTTCTTGCCTACCGCATCGATGGTTGCATCGTCCATGTCTACAGGAACCGCTGCACCATTCTCGATCTTGATAAGCTGGTCATTTCCGAGAGGGAAGTACTTGCTCACGTCAACACCTGCTGCCTTCAGAGCTTCGAGACGCATCTGCGCCTTGGTCTTCTTGGTAGCTGCTGTAGCCTCTACATTGCTAGTTACGATGTTCAAGTTTTCTCCAGTGATTGTTACAATCTGCTTCATAATTCTATTATTTTAATTGGTTACTAAAAATTTATTTAACTCTAGTGGATGAGGCTTACGCCCCACCCTTGTTTGGCTCAATCCAGTCTCTGAGGATAATCAGGTCCTTGTCGTTCTTTGAACACCAGAACCACGTTCCCCATCTGCCGTCCCAGTAGAGGTTGCCTCTGAGAAGCTGGACCAGTACGTACAGCTCCAGCTTGCATCTCGCTATCTCACGTCGTTCTCCGTACATCATATCTTCGTCTGAGAGCTCTTTCTCAGGCAAGGCCTTGAAGTAGTATCGGCGATGTGATTCGGAGCGTTCTGACGGCACAGAATGCTTGTACGCTGCATATCTCTGTTCGATGCCTACAAATACAACCTCGGGTGTAAGGTAAGGTGTGTCTTTCGGCTTGTCTTCCTCGGACATCACTATCTTACCATTCACCCTACATGTTCTCTTTTGGAAGTTGATGGTGAACTTAGCACCATTCTCAACTTCATTGATAATCTCGTCGTATGTCATATTCTTAAATATTGGTTAATAGGAGTGCGCTCAGAGAATCTGTTGCGTAACTATAAAGTCTTGATTGATACTGTATTTGAGTCCTGACGGATCCAGGTAATCACCTGGATGCTCAGGATGATTGAAACAGTATTGTACAATCTATTCTCCTTGCGCACCATTCGGCTCGCAATAACCTAGTCTGGCTCAACCTGAAACGTTGCATTGCTTTAAGCTTTCGATTAAGGGCATGTCATTGTTATGAAGCCAGCATCCAGGAAGCGAATGCTTCCCCATCCTTGGCTTCAGAATCAATGAAACGCTCGATGAACTCTCAGAACTTGCCAGACATCGCTGCAATGCGCATGACTTATCTCATGTATTATGTTGCATGGATATATGTTCGTGATTCAACCCCGTGTTTGGATACGGCCGTCGGTACAGATATGTATCGACGGCGGTATTCCACTCACGTGGTATTAAAACTCATACTCTTGATAAGTCGTGATGCAATTCACTTTGGTTGTTTGTAGGTACACTCATAGGTCTGTTGCCTACCTCTATCTTGACGATTGAGGGATCTTGCAATACGCGAGATTGCTGGTATCACCAGCCTTATCGCGTTGATACAGAGATCGCGACATAAAGAATTCCTCCTCGTGTACCTCGTTTGGCAATAACGTTGTCTTCATCTGAGAGCGCGACACGTAGCTGTAGCAGCTTGATCTGAGGGATGTTAGCCCGCCGGATGACGCTGTGGATTCACAGCATTAGCCGGCGAGCACAACATCACTCGTAAATTAACTCCCCTCTGAAGACTACCCTCGTGCTAGGGTAATTCCCTGACCGATGGCTCGGCACAATACTTTATGTTTCTGATTTGGCACAGGATTCGCCAGAATAGGTGATCCTGGATCGAGTGCAAAGTGCACGAATATCCAGGATCAACCATTCTGGTTAAGAGAACCTGTGGTATAAACATTGCCATCCATCAGGGAGTGGTGGTGTGCGCCACCGGTGGAAGTCATACGGACTGGCACATTTCTGTACTTCGTTGATGAGCTACGCCTTGTGCGTCATACGAGGAGGCCCGAGGAGTCTCAAGTTGCAAACTAGGACTACTCGGTCCCCTCAGATGATGTTATAGAGGCGTTGCCTTAATCCGTCCGTCCTTCTCTCACGTCCGTGTACTCGGTTACAGAGTCTGCCGGTCAGAAGATACTGCGCATAGCTATATCAGCATGATAATATCCTGGTGGAGAGGATCGCAGGACCATCTCTGATTCGGAGATAGGCCCGCGATCTTCGAGACCGGATGTTTAAAACATTCTTCTTCATCCCGGCAGTTCCTTGCGCTAGGTGCTCATCTACAGGGTATTCGACAATGTGTTGTACGCTGCCCTGCTCGTTCGCAAGGCATTCTGAGCACAACCTATCGATAGATACCCCTTGATTTCGCTCTCTGTCTTACTCCTGTTGGCTTTCACGTTCCTGCCACGACCTCGGTCTATACAACCGATAGCCTGAGTCTTTACGTATCCGAGACCACCGACCTTTCTCTTGCCTGTCTTGACCGCACGGATGCAGTCCATAACGAAGGTGTTGAGTTTGTCGATGTCTTCTTTCACGTTAATGACCGGAAGAACCTGAGTAGCCCAGGAATAATCGCAGTACCCCTTGTAGAGATATCTGTTTACTGCATTGATAGCTTTCGTCATCGTAGTGTCACGCTTCTTTATAGTCCTTTTCTCAATCTCCTTCTGGAAGGTCTTGATACGTGTGGACGACAGAGAGATATTGTGACCCTTGATGGAATATCCGAGGAACTTGAACCAGTGATTAGCGTCAAGATACTCAACCTTCTTCGGATTGAGCGTCATCTGCATCATCTCCAGTTCGCTCTTCATAATATCCATGGCTTTCTCATAGTCTTCACCGACAAACAGCGTATCATCTGAATAGCGGACGTAATATCCGTTAAGCTTAGACAGCTTGTCGTCAAGATGGAAGAGAATAACATCAGCCAGCCATGCGGCAACAGAGCATCCCTGCTTGAGGGACTGATACTTCTCGCAGAGGTTATTGTCTTCATCGAAATATATGTCTGTATGATAGTAGTCACGAATGACATCTATCAGTGCAGACTTTCCGTACTTTTCCTCTACCTTGTCGAATGCCCAGTCGATGAATCGAATAGGCACGGAATCGAAGTACTTGGAGAAGTCTCCTTTCCACCCGATGATTTTACCATCTGCCGAGTATATTATCCGAGACACTTCCTGCACCACACGACCGCAGCCGATACCTTTCTGGTACGACGTGCAGCGTGGATGCACCATCTCTGGCATCAGCTCGAACAAGAGGTCGTTTGCTATGCTCAGTAGGATTCTGTCTACAGGTTCATTCACATAGACCGTACGGAAATCTCCGTTGTCTTTCGGAATCTTGGCTGTGTGTGGCGGCATTATCTTGTAATTGCCGCTCTTGATCCTCTGATACATAGCCAGACGAGCCTTTGGCTCTGTCAGCTGATACATTACTGCTTTGTTCATGTCCTTGAATAAGCCTTTCTCGATAGCATACTGCCATCTGGCTTTCTCGAAGAACATCTCTAGGATTCTGTCTTCATTCATAATTCTTCTTGTTTTGGTTATTGTGAGAGGGAGCTACCCTCTCTTTTTAGGCGTGCTTGTTGGCTGCAAAATCCTCACATATCTTTTTGAAGATTTCGTTATTGAGGAATAGGTCGAAATCAGACTTATCTCTAAACCAATGCTTTTCCTCGTAGTATGGAGGTATCGAGATACCAATGCTTTCGAGGAAGGATAAGTCGGCATCGTTCTTGTGTTGTATTCCAACCCATGCAAGCTTTCCGTTTATCACGTACATTTCCCCTTTGTCTCCAAGTCTGTAGTTCACGTGCCATACGATGGCATCTACAATTCTTTCTTTTTCTGTCATATTCGTAATGTTTTGGTTATTGTGCGCAGTCCTTAGCTGCGCTTTTTAGGCAATGTTATTTCATCGCAGGGGAAGCACTGGTCTATAGGCCACCAGAACTCGTTATCAATTCCTGCGAATCCTCTTTTCTCTGAAACGTGAGTCACGGTATGCTCCTTTGACTGAGAATGTATGTCACAGTACACTCTCATTCCTACCTCGATTTTCTTCATATCTATAATGTTTTGGTTATTGGTAGGGAGATTGCTCTCCCCGTTTGGCTAGTCGATGTGCTGGAGTACTGTGTTGCCATTTTCTTCTGCTTCTCTCCAGTACTCCTGATCGTCATCAATCTCAAATTGCTCACCGCTGTAGTTATCTTCGCGAGTGAGTTCAATTACTCCGTCGCTATACTCGTACTTGGCTTTGTCTATAGCTTCTTTCTCACTCTCAGCTTCGACACGCACTACGGTGTTGAGCATTTCAGTTACTGATACATAATACTTCATAATCTCTATATTTTGGTTAATAGTAAGGAGCGACAATGCGCTCCTCGTTTTGGCTAATAATGATAATCGATAACTGCACCGATATGAAGAACGGTACCATCTTCAAGGGTGTTTAGCCAGTTTATCAACTCTCTAGACCATACAGCACAACAGCCTGTCCAGTCAGGTAGACAGAACAGATAATCGCTATTCAGAACATGGTTGATTGCATGAGTAACTTCGTACGGGTCAAAATTTCCACTTTCAACAAAGTTATCAACCTCCTTCTTGATAGAGTTCACCCACTCTTTCTGAATCTTATTAAGAGCATCTTTTCCCTTGAAAATGATAGTGTCATCGTATCCAGGAGTAAACAAACCGCTAAAGAAAGGGTCTTCGTCATCCTGGAAATAGGCAATACTCTCACTGCGTTCCTCATCGTCTGGTTCAGAAACGTAGTCGACTTTTTCATCATCGTAAAAACAGTCCTCACGTGCCCAGTCCTCTCTATCTAGAGGTTCTAGGGTCAATTCGATAATACTACTATGCATATTCTTAATAATTTGGTTAATAATGGAAGTACGCAGAATGTGCGTACTATTCAGGCTAAGTCCAATCTACGGCAAGGACAAAATTGATAATGTTAATATTGTATCCGTTTTCCACTATATACTTGATAATGGCACGTTTTACGAAATACTCCCTATCAGTGTCAGAAGACTTGCTGTATGCTTCTGAGAAATACTTGAACCCGAAATAAACGGATTCCTTCAAGACGTATCGCTTAAACACCTCTGCAACAAATCTCCTGCCGCCCTTTCTGTCTAAAATTTCATCTATGATCATAATTATCTATCATTGGTTAATAGTGATAGCCCGGAGGCTATCTTTAAGCTAATGCGTTCAATACTCTGCGTGCGTTGTATGCGACAGGATTCTGATATTTCATCTCTGCATAGATTCTGCGCTCACAAATCTCCATACATCTCTCGTGTGCGATATTCTCGGACAAGGCATCAAACTCGATATGGGTGCTGCCAGATGATGGCTTGCCCACACAATACTTGTGCCCGTCACGATAGCACACGATTCTTCTGTTCACTCTGGAGATTGTCCTACTTCCCTTCTGTGAAATTGTAATCTTTCCCATTATTCTATTTAATTGGTTAATGGAAGAGGAGCATGCAAGCTCCCCTTGGTTAGGCTGCATCTTTCGGCTGTAAGCCGTGCTCTTTGATAACCTCTTCGATGAGGTCATCAGCATCTTCGAAGTACTCTCCGCAACAGGAATCAATCAGCTCCCACTCGTAGGATTCTGAAGTTTCTCCGTCTTCGTACAATTTGGTGTATGGACGTTTCTTTTCTAGTATATACCATTTCACGTCGCCCCACATCCACATACCGATGTTCTTGACTTCATCCTCGAACAAAGTGATAACACGATTCTTCCAGTCCTTGGTATTTTCATCTACCATCTTCTTGAAACGCTCCTTGTCGCAATAGGCAACTCCTTTTACGTAGTCACCCTGGCAGTATCCTGTAGAGGACCACTCGTACACGACTATATCGTAAGCTATATCGTGAAGCAGCTCAATTAATTCCTCGCTATTCATAGGCTCAATCATCTCTGCTCTCATGTCGTAGTTGTTGATTTCGTCTGGAGTAAATTCCTCTGAAGTATAACCCATTGCTCTGCTGTCATAACAATCAAGTTCCCATATACGAGAGCTTCTGTTATACGATAATTTAGCAGAGCTGTGCTTGTTGCTCTTCAGATATTTCACAAGACGATTCTGTGGAACATACTTATAGACAAGCTCACGAAGAGCATCCTCCAAGCTGTGGTTGCTGGTGTCGTTTTTCCCGAACAATTCTTCCCAGTTGCAGGCATCACTTAATCTGCCACGACCACAACCGGAATAATCCCAAAGGTACACACCAGCCAAATCCCAAGCAGAACAAGGACATTCAGCATCTTCGTCCTGGTAAATGGTGATTCTGTAATCACCGATTTCCTTCTTTGCAAATTCGTAACTCATATCTAATCTCATTTAAATGGTTTAACATTGAATATCCCCATGCTAGGGGATATTGTTAGGCTTCCTCATAATCTTCCTCCATCATAGAGTGAATCTCTTCAAGCTCGTTCGAGAAATTGTACTCGATGTTGTACGTACCGAAGGCTTTGAAATACCATTCCTCTAGGTACGCTCTGTCCTTGTTCGCCTGCTCGCTGTCTTCTGCGGCATCAAGTCTGGCTACCATAGCAGGATACAAATCGTAGTAATCGTCGCCATCGTAGTCCGTCGCCCAGAACGTACCTGTAACGTGTCTGGGATAATCGTTGTACAGATTGGCAAAATTTCCATCCATGCGCTGGTCGTCAAGATGGAGATATTTCTTCATCTCTCTGTTTACCTTGTGGGTAAACTCCCATGCAAGGGACTGGATATTCTTTTCGAATACATCAGCAATGTATTCTTCCAGATCCTCTGCGTCATCGAAATTTTCAAGACACTCACGATAGAGGCTCTCGATAACTGCGGCAAAGCTTTTTACACCGATATAATCGGCTACTTTCTCGATAACTTCACCCTTGTTGTTCATAACAACTTCTACAATATTCTTTTCCATAATTCATCTGTTTAATGGTTCGTAATGGTTCCCTCCGAAGAGGGATTTTAGCTGATTAAACTCTCATTGAGCGTGTACGTATCAATGTCGTACTCGTAATCGGTTTCGTTGGTACACTGGGATTGATGGCGGTAACCGCGCAAATCCTCAATCTGCTCTTTTGTCGCTCCATCGTCCTTGGCTACCTTACAACATCTCCTGATACTACCTGCTACAACAAGTAATTCACGGCTATCGTATGTATGCCAGTTGTCTGTGCGATAGAGCGCATAAATTTTCTTTGCCATAATTCTATTTTTAAATGGTTCGTAATGGTTCCCCACATTATCGTGGGGAGTTTTAGCTAATTATGGCGATATCGCCACATTTTCTGTAGAAATGCTTGTATGCTTCAAGCTCATCTGTCCCAGGAACATCTGTAACCTCTAGTTTGCCGGTATCCTTATTCACCTCAGCTACTGAGAATGTATTGTCGTGAGTCCACTTGATGAGATCCACGCGTCTTGCCGCATTCTCTGCTGACTCGACGATTTCACACTTCAGCAAATCGTCATTCAGGATTTTCTCTAATTCACTCATAATTATAGATTAATTATAGTTACACATTATTTCTGTCTCACTGATAATTTCAGCATAATGCTTGCAGCGATGGCACATTATGTAGCCTTTTGCCAGTAATTTGCTGAACTTCGGGCATGGGCATTTCTCGCCCATGCCAGCTCTCGTAATCTCAATTTTCTTCATATTTCAATCTTTTTGGTTAATAGAAATCCCCACCCGTGAGAGTGAGGATTGGTTTGGCTTAATACAGAAGTGCTCTGAAACAAAGCTTGTCGCTTATCACACCATCTTTCTGCAATCCGTCCTTCCAATCGTTGAAAGTCATATTCAAGTCAAGGTTGAACTTTGTCTTCTTGCCTGTGTAGTCGATACCACACTCGTCGCAAAACTGCCAGAATTCTTCACGAAGCTGCTTCTGGTTTGTGATCTGATATTTATTCGCCATAATTCAAATAATTTATCTTGGTTAAACAATAGAAGGCACGCTTAGACATGGGCGCACCTTTTTAGGCAAATACTACTCTTCTTCATCTTCATCCTCCTCTTCATTGTCTTCTTCGTCTTCGTCAAGACAATAATAGCTGTCAAGCTCATCTGTGCCGGAGTAGCCTTCATCTTTACACTGCTCGTAACTTCGTAGTTCTGTCTTGGCATAAATAATGTCTGTCATCGTTTCCTCGTTCAAGCCATTTATAGCCGTGACAAGTCTAACCTCGTCCTCTGTGGCGATATTGTTATCAACAATGAAATCCCACAGCATAGCCTCAATACTTTCTTTCATATCCTTTGAATATTTAGTTAATAATAGCTCCTACGTGTCTCCACGCAGGATTTTTTGGCTTAGCGCTCCTCTACTTTCACGCTCACAGCATAAGGCAGGTTATCTCTGTCAACCTCCTCCCATTCATACTCAACGTTTGTGCTCATGTATCTGTTCTCCATCTTGTGAATGGCGCCATCTATAGTTCTCTTACTGATGGTGCATCTCGTCTTCTCGACCTTGAACTTGACGTGAGCCATGTATCCGTCATTAGTGAACTCAACGAGTCCTTCTCTTCTCGCAACTGCCACACATCCGTGGAATGCGTTGATGAATACATACTTTTCTCCATCGAAATACACGTCAACGTGCGTATTGTTCTCTGTCCTCTTAATATACTCCATATCTATTGTATTTTTGGTTAAACATGGTTTCTGTGCAGATAGGCTGCACAGAATGTTGGCTAAAATCTTCTAGGACGCATGTACGCACGCTCAATCTCCTGAGCTTTCTTGTCCACACGAGAGGCACGTCTGTAATACTCGCTCTTGTCGAGCTTCTTTCTCGCACACTCCTCGCTGATAACTGCCTTGTGGCTCGCTACGAGCCTGGCAAGGAACCTTCTGTCTCCGTCTGTCATAATTCTAATATTTTTGGTTTATAGGAGAGGGAGATGAAACTCCCTCAATTTTCAGGCTAAGTACTCCTTGATGAAGTTCGTGAGGCTTGTTAAATCAGACTCTATCTGCTCACGGCTGTCAAAAATAGACAAATGCAGAGAAATACTGTCTAGAACCTCGTCGTCAATAATGATGGAAGCATACACAGAAATGTATCGCCCGCTAGTGCCTACACCTACTTCTAGGTTGAAAAACTCGATACCGAACGTATCACGCTGCATCTCCTGCAATCTAGGCAGAATATTGATACGCAAATCTTCTATGCGCTCCTGCCATTCTGGGTTCTCTAATTTCTTCATAATCTATAATTTTTGGTGAATAGAAGAGAGGAGCAGAAACTCCTCTCAGATTTGGCTACTTTCCGAGATCTACGAACATTGTAGGTCCCTCTGCTGTGTAACTGGCGTTAAGCTCTGAAATCTCATTTGCCTGGCTGATAACCGTCTTTCTCAGCATCACGTTCGCTCTGTGGCAGTTCACGCTGTCAATGGATACGGCTACAAGTGCAAGACACACGATAACAAACACTGCGATAAAAATTCTCTGTTTCATAATTCTGTAATTTAATTGGTTATATTATCGTACTGCCTGGATTTCTCCAAGCAGAATTTAGCCAAATGTTTCCAAGCACAATTTTCGTACTTGAATAAATAATCTGTCTTGCTTTCATAATTCTAATTTTATTGGTAATTGTTCCGTAGCCACACACGACAATTATCGTACTGGCTACAGATTTTTAGGCTCACGCCACGCAGAATAATGTAAGCACACCATTCTTTAGCGACCCGAATTCTACGTGACTCAAAATCTCCTGAGCATCTGCAATGATACTCTCAACCTCGCACATATCGAGGCATTTAATTCTTAGCGTACTCATAATTCTAATATTTTTGGTTATTGTTCCCTACAAGCGTAGGGAGATTAGGCTACTAAATTCCGGCAGACCAAGCGAATCTTTCTTCTTCATCATTCAGTCTGTAGATACTGGAAAGCATACCAAACAGGCGAGGACTGCTGTTAACGAGTTCATCGTAGGCATCCTCTGCACTCTGGTCTGTTACATTAATACGCACAAGCGTCTTTCCTATCTTCTTCAAAATCTGTTCTTTCATAATTTCTAATATTTAAATGGTTTGTAATTGTAGGGCGGAGATTTCTCGCCGCCCCGTTAGCCAGGATGTGCATCTTTGCACCACGTTTTATCTTTATCGTCTTAACTACGTGGCTCACACCCTACAGTTATTATGGACTGCATCCAGTCAGTTTCTCTCGCTGCAAACTATTACGTTACCTGTGCCAACTGACAACACATTTCAGATAGCTCTCTTTTTTCGGATATACCTCACGTGGAATATAGCTACATTATCCACGGTGATTTCACGGATAACCACTCCGCACGGCTCACAACACCATATAGAATATGAATTATGATTTCTTTCTAGAACTCTCATCTCGCTAGATGATACAAATTCCATAGCCGTCGTGCCGTCTCATCTCATTCGACGCTCACGCCAGGAATTTTTGCGTATCTCTCGGATGGATGTCTCTGAGTAACTCGTTACTCTCTCCCATCTCGGTGTGCCTCTCGCACTCTCGATTTACTGAGATACTTCTCTGAAATTTTGGCAATTAGTCCCCTGAGGGAGAATAAATTCTCTCTCTGAGTTAAGCCCACACACCACGACAAGGTTTCCAAAATCGTGTGGGAAAAATAAGGGTACGACGACCCGCACCGCACGGAATTTGTACGGTGTAAATTTCCCACTGGCTACCTATCAGATAGTCAGTGGGGAAAATGTAAGGGGTAAAAGATAGGTAGTTTCTAGCTACCTATCTAGTTACTTACTTCTGTGCAGCTGCCAATTTAGCCTGTAAATCTGCAATTTGTTTCTGTAAATCTGTGATAGTTTCAGACTTTTTCTTAGCTACCTTTGCACCCCCTACAAATTTGTGGTGTAAATCTGACAACTTGCTACCTAATCGCTGCAAACTATCTATAATAGACGTTTGTTTATCTTTGCCGTTATTATCAAACCAAGCAAAGAAATTAGGCAAATTGTGCGTACGTGAAAACTCACTAACGGCGGTGCGCACACATTCCGTTTGTAGGTTGCAATACGCACTATCTGAAAGTACGTACTTTGTAGCTAGCTTATTGTAGTTAGTTCTAGCAGTTTCAAGGGCTTTTTTTGCCTCTACTACTTCTTTGTCGCTGCACTCGCTCAATAGCTTTTTGCGGTAACTATTGAGCACCTCTAAACTCTGTGCTAAAACTGCACTTTTCTTGCACTCGCTAACATAACTAGCTACCTTTGTGCTCGTGTGCTCGTAACCTTGAGCACCTTTTGTTTCTAAATCTTTCATACCTAAATTTGTTTAAATGTTACTTATAAGATAGTGTTTCTATCTCTTTTTTTCTACTGCAAAGATACTACTTTTTTTTGATATTTGCAAGTTTTTTATGTTAAATGTTAATGTACGAAAGATACGTAATAAACTGATATATAATATCTTATAGGTTTTAACACTTTGTACATAAATAAAGAAAATAGCTTGTATAGTTGCATATATGTAATTATATAGATAACAAGTGTTAATATTTTAACATTTAACCAGTTAGAAAATCGTGTCACATTCTTTTACTTAGGTACACTACATCAAACGAAAATGTTTCACGGCGTATATTTATACAAAAAGAATGAATTAAAATACGTTATAAGTTACTGATATTTAAGGGGTTACAAAAGTTAGTTTATAACATAAACCAACAATGTTAAAAAGTGTAAAAATCGATGTTTCACGTTCGTTTATATAGTGTAAACTAACATAATATGTCCTATCTTTTCAAAACAGACCCCCACACCCCCTATATAGCCATAAATCCAGCAGGTAGTCACCTCATCTAAAAATTTTTTCTTCCGCTTTTTAGCCTTCTTGTAAAGTAAACTTACCTCATCTCCTGAAAATATATTTATGCATATTCATTCATCTACCTATTTTTAACATTTGACAACATTAACCCTTTCTTTGGTGAACAAAACCATAAATGTATATCTATTATTCATTAAATGTATATCCAATATGTATATTTATACCCTTTATTTACTAGGGTTATAGCATATCTACAGGATATTTTCCGTATCTTTGTATTGTCGATATTTTATAGTCGACATGTTGTAAGGACGAGCTGACACGTGTTATCCGTCAGAAAGTCCCTGTTTATCGGGGGTAATCCTACACAATAACGGAAAATTAATATTATTATTGTACATAAATGGAAAATGGTATTGCTATAGACACATTGCACGCTCAGCTGCTGGACCTTTCGAGGCATGACGAGTACGGCTTCGAAGAGCTCCGATGTCAGGACTGGGGTAAGGCAAACTCTGAGAAGTACAACAAGCTGAAGTCTAATTTCATCAGGTCAATGAGACGTCTGGCGAAGAAGGCTCCGGTGAAGTACTATGGCGGTTCGTACTACATGTTCAACGGCAAGATATACGAAGCTGTTCCGAAGATCGTACTGGAGCAGGCTTACCAGCTGTTGCTCCTCGACCTGGCCATGGCTCCGATGCTAGGCATAAGTACGGTGATGAACAAGTCGTTCATGGAGGTGATAGAGTGCTACAACATACTGAGACCGACCTTCGATATCGTTGCATTCGCCAACGGAGTGGTTGACTTCGGAAGCGGGCTGAAGTACCCGAACGTGATGCCGTTCTCTCCCGAGTACCATGTCACATACTACCACCCATACGACTACAATCCGAAGGCGAAGTGTGACAGGTGGATGAACTTCATCAAGGAGGTCCTTCCGGACAGGACGTCGAGGATGATCCTCCAGATGTTTCTCGGCCTCGGTCTCATACAGAGAGGTACTGCATACAATCCGTACGAGGGGAAAGAGTCATCGAAGATTGAGCTGTGTCTCCTGCTCATCGGTACGGGAGCCAACGGAAAGAGTGTCATCTTCGACGTCGCCTGCAACATATTCGGAAAGGACAGGATAAGCAAGATGGACTACGCCGACCTCACTGCCGACGGTGACGAGGGAATGAGGGGAAGGTATCCCATCAGGAACGCCATCTTCAACTGGTCTTCCGATTCAGACCCGAAGAAGTTCGGAAGGAAGAACACCGGAATGTTCAAGAGACTCGTGAGCGGCGAGCCCGTCCCGATGAGAAAACTCGGCAGGGATATCCTGGAGGGGAACTCAATCCCCTACCTCATCTTCAACCTCAATGAGCTTCCGTTCCCAGACGATGCTTCGCTCGGATTCATCAGGCGCTTGCAGTACGTGAGCTTCGATGTCACCATCCCTAAGGAGAGGCAGGACCCGGAGCTGGCGAGCAAGATCATCCGTGAGGAGCTGAGCGGAGTGTTCAACTGGATATTCCGTGGCGCGATGGAGCTGAGGAGCAGGAAGTACAGGTTCCCGGCAGCTGAGGGCAGCAGGAGACAGCTGCTTATCTCTCTTCTAGGAAGCAATCCTATATATGCCTGGATAAGGGCGTATGATATGAGGTGCAGCCCAGAGGCGAGGGGCGAGATTTCGGAGTGCATGCTTGCCAAGGAGATGTATGAGAGGTTCGTCGAGTTCTGCAAGGCCAACGATGTCGAGGATAAGGATATCCCTACGATTCAGAAGTTCGGACGGGATATGAGCGACAAGCACGGCTTCTTCAAGAAGAGGTCGCAGGGAGGAATGACGTATCAGGTGTACGGCGCGCAGATGATTGATCTGAAGCAGGAGCTTCTCATCAATGACGTGAATAATAAATTGCGTGGTGAGGAGGACATCAAGCAGCCGGAGAGCTTCATTCAGCCTGATGATTAACGGTTATAAAACAGATTTCTATGATAGACAAGGAATATATCAAGGAGATTATCTCCCGTATCACGAAGAAGAAGGCTGACGGGAATATTGTTCCGGCCACTGCTTCGATGAGCGAGATTATGACTGCTGTCCGCGAGGATGCCCTGGAATGCATGAGAACCATGTGTAACGAGAGGGAGGTAGCGGTGAACAGAACGTTGAACAGTGTTTCATTTAAATGTTTGTAGCTTATGGAAGATGTATATTATTTGCCTCCGGGTGCAGGTGAAGACTTTTATTTCGCCACCAATCCATTCGATAAAGATTACATTCGAGGAGTAGATGAAGCTGACGGACCAAGTTTCAGTGGCGAATTCACTATTGATTCTGAATGCAGAGAAGGCTTAAACGAGCTGCTGCTCGAAATCCTCTACGGCGACAGAATAAGAAAAACCACAGAGCGCCTCAATAACGAGTGGCTGAAGAAGATGTGGAAGGTTTCTGAGGAAGACCTAATGTTTTTCAAATTCGAGCAGATAGCCAAAAAGTTCGATTCTTCGCTTGAAAGACGGCTTTCTGCTCGTGAAAGGCTAGAAGCTATACGTAGAACGAGACATACAGCTTTTTAATTATGAGAAGACATCACAATCCGAACAAGGTTCCTCCGTTCAAGCCGGACCCTGAGCATTGGACCAGGAAGGTTCATTCCTGGAAGGCGAAGGTCGCATACGAGACTGAGGATGATGCTTGGGAATTTTTGAATCAGAATCCGAGATTGAAGGCACTTGGCTGGCATCCTTACTTGTGCAAGGTTTGTTCAAAGTGGCATATTGGTAGGTTACACAATAAATAGTTGAGATATGGAAATTAGAGTTAACGTTTTAGGAAAGGTCGCATACAAAGAAAACGGAAGTAGGGAGGATGCAGAAAAAGCCGAACTATATCCATTTGGAGAAGGAGTGTATGCGGTAATGGATGGAGAAAATTTCGTTGCGTTAAGAGTCGTATCTGGCAAAAAACACAGCGATGAAAAAGGTGATTATTACGCATTCGTAGATAATTACTGGGGGAATGGGAAAATCTCAAACTCTGCAACTATTATAGAGCACGAAGAAAGGCTGAAAGATTATATCGACAAGCGTTTCGATCGTCTTGAAGCTATTGTTAAAAAAGCCAACGATGGTATCAGTAGTGTAAGTGAAGAACTTGATGGCTTTATAAGTAATTCTCAGGATGATTTTTGCTCTATTGAGAAATCTCTTGAAAGAATAGAGAAGGATGGTGTTGGTAGTGGAAAAGGTATCAGCGAAAAGACATTATTGTCTGCTATCGAGATTGTATCAAAACAGAAATAGTTGATAATATGAAGAAGAAAGGATATTACGAATACGACCCTGTTATCTATCCGAGATTGTTATGTGTCGCTATTGGCATGAGCCAAGAAGACGCTAATAAGTGTTTTGAAGGTAGAGATGGCGAGGTTTTGAAGGTTGATTTCTCTAATTCTGACGCAATAACCTACGATACAGTTAGAGAAAAGGAGAATTATAGGCTTTGTTCATTTATTAATTTTGCAAGCAAGGATTCTATGAAGATGGGGGTTTGTTGCCATGAAGCTTCTCATGCTTGCGATAACATCGAGGATGATATTGGTATGGAACACGGCGGCGAGCCTTCTGCCTACTTGATTGGTTGGATTGCGTCTTGCATCAACAAGGCTCGTTTGGGTATTGGTGATTTCGTTGAACTTAAAGATAAGGAGGAATAGCTTATGGATAAAAATGAGAAATTAAAACTAGGTTACATTTACTTTGCACCTAAAGAGTTTTTCCTAAATAATTCCGTCGGAAAGCTAAAGCAGCAAATAGAAAGTAATGCGGATGTCCGAGAGAACGGAATGGTTATGTGTGCGGTTATTGAGGATATGAATTCTGTTTTTCCACACAAATCGGAATATACAATAGCTGTTAAGCAAAAAGAGTTTACACCTCCAATTAGGGCTTATGTAAATAAGGACTATGACTTTGAGTGCTTTAAGCAACTTTCGGAAGCAGAAATGAAAGTTTATGGTCTGCTTTGGTTTAATTTTTGGGTTTAATATAGAAGGAAATAGCTTATGAAACCGATTATAGTAATTGAGATTCCTATAGTAATGTGCATTGATAGAGAAATTGTTGAACCTTATGGTTACGATTTGTTCTACGGAGATGGAAATATCGAAGCTCAGTGGAAGAAGCTTGAAGAACTTCGAGAAACGGGTGGCGTTATTATAGTTCAACCAAGCTACAATAGCGCAATTCGCGAGTTGTTAGATTCTTGCATTGGTGAGGATGGTTTTATTAAGGATTGTGGATTGCATACGGTTCACACAAAAGAACATGGCAATTTCTGTATTGTCCTTTTTCATAACCAACAAGATCTTATGGGCGACAGAGCTTTTCGTATGATGATTATGCTTGCACAGATTTCGAATATAAGGAAATAAAAGTTGAACTTTAAAATATTGTTATCATGGCATTACCATTTGGAAAGACTATCAAGACAAGACACTTCACCGTGCTGAAGTTCAGCAAGAGCTTGTCTAAGAAAGAAGTTGCTTCACTCAGAGAGGATATCCCTGCTGATATCAAGAAGCATTTACAGAGAGGCTCGCTGCCTTTCATCAAGATTGCGAACATTGCCGGCACATGGGGTGTTGAATACTCAATCGGCACATCAATGTACGCTGCGCTCGATGAATGTGTTCCTGTGGCTGTAGAAGACCATTATGAGTTCTCCAAGGACGATGGAAACATCATCGAGGCATTTGCCCAGCTTATGTATGCGGATACATCGTTGCCTGGCGATGCAGAATACACGGCAGGTAAGTTGAAGCTTCGTGACGAATACCTTGCCCGTGAGTCTGCGAGACTGAATGCTGCTGCTGACAAGGGCAAGACTGAAGAGCAGCTTCGCAAGGAGAGCGATGAAGCCGTACAGGAAGTCATCGATCGCGACAAGCACGCCGAGACTATTCTTGAGATGGCAGAACAGATTAAGAAGGAAGGAGGCAAGGATGAGCGATAAATTACTTGAGGTCGTTCAAGACCATACTTCCCTGGTACAGGCGCTCCAGTTTATTTTGGAGGCCGCAGAGACGAAGAAACTGCCATCATACGGCGTTCTTCCTACGTTTAATGACGATATGCTTGAAGATCAGGTGCGAATTGCGCTTGAACTCATCACCGGAGAGAAGTATCCCTGATTGAGTTTACATTTTTCTTCTACTTTCATAATATAAAAGTGAGGGGTGGCATCTGTGAAGACACCACCCCTCGTAACCAATTAAACAGAATTACGAACAGCAGAACGAATCTGTGAACGTATATTTTCTTGCAAAGGTACTTGGTTTTGCAGAAATTCTAGTAAAACAAAGTTACTTTAACACGAATTTAACTATTTTCCGCCCTTACAGAGTCCATTTTTAAACAACAAGCAGTCATTCTTACCGGTTGGATAATTTATTGGGAGGTAAAAATGACAAGTCGTATCTTCTGTCTGAAGCTCATCCTGCTTAATCTTGGCAAAGTCTCCAATCATCTTTGTGTAGTCAGCCCATTCTTTGGAAGATGTATTCTTAATTTTTGAGCGGGCGATAACGAGGTCTTTGAGAATCTGTTCCTTTGACGTAGCCTTTGCGAGCTGTTCCGGGGTTAAATCTTCGCTATGCTCGTTTCCAATCTTCTTGCCCTGCACCTCTGCTATTCTCTTCTGGACGGACTCTTGGGCTTCTAGCTTGTTCATCTCTCCTTCAAGGAAAGACTTCTCCCAGTTGAATCCTTCTCCCTGAAAGGCGATTGCCCAACAATCCCTCATTGGCATACCTGAACCACGGAGGCTGGCGTAGATGTAATAGCGAGGGTCTTTCATCTTGAGTGCCTTCGCCTTCTTGTACGTATCGACGGATAACGTGTATCCTTTTGTTTCTTCAATCATAATCTTGATATTTAAAAGTTCAACGTTTGCTGCCTGCGGTGTTCTCTCCATACATTGATAGACTTGCCGTATATCCAATAGTCGAACACCTCTTCTGGCGACAATCCTTCGTCTATCATCCTTCCGCTAGCCTGGATATCCTTGATGGCCTTAATCCAACTATTATAGATATGCGGATAGCGTTTGCAGTCGGCGAGTTTCTGCTTATAGTTGTGCATAGGGCAGCACAGGCAGCCAATCCTATAGTAGCCCTCGTCGTACAGCTTACAATGCTTGATGCCGAGTGTATTCAAGAATAGCCATACCTCATCATCGGTCCACTCTATGATTGGAGAGATGAGGAGCGATTCGTAGCCTCGGATACAGCCTATGGTACGCTCGTCACTCGCGTTGGTGATATTTATCTCGTGGATGCCCCCCTTGGTTGGGCGACCACGCTTCTGACTGTTCCTCTTATCACGGAACTCGTCAAGACCTTCAAGAGAGCCGCTGTACTTATGGTTGGTAATCTCAACCTCACTCCTACCCGAACGCTGCCTGCTTTCTGCGTGACGGATTCCGATGAGAACAACGTTGCCTGCACCGATGCCCTCTTTATAGACTCGGCAGCACCATCGTATCAGTCTTGTCGGGAGCATACCTTCCTTGCGAGCCTGATTGTAGATGCTGATTTTTGGTTTTATCATATCTACGTCAGGATACTGCTCGCGGCAGAACTTGATTACTTCTGGTGGATCGACGGACGTAAGCCCCATGTGAGCCTTGAACTTCACGCCTGCAATCTTGGCAATGTGATAAAGGCACTGACTATCCTTGCCTGAACTGAACGATAGATAGAAGCCTTCGTTAGGCGAGTATGCCAGTGCAAGCTTCTCCGCCTTTCTCAGCAGCTCTACAGAGTGCTTTATCTTCTCCTGGAATTCTTTAGGGAACTTCGGAAGAATTTCTTCTAAAGTAAAATTTAATTCAGAATTTATCATATCATTTCTTTTTATTATCCTTGAATGCAAATAAAGTGTAACAACAACACGAAACATGGAACGGTGGATATGGGTCTTTGAAAGAATGGATGCCAGCGTCGGCTTCATTTTGACAGATTTCGCACGGATAGCTGCTTCCTCTCTTGACATAGAATCCGATAGCCTTGTTCTCCTGGCCATACTCCTGCTCTGCCTGTCCCCACGCCAAAGCAATCACCTGTGAAGCGTTTCTTACAATGTTCTGATAAGCGTTTCTGTTATAGCCTTTTCCGTAAGAAGGAACATCGATGTTTATGTCCTTTCTCTTCGCCTTGGTGATGACTGATGTGTGATATGGGTCTTTATAGCCTGTTCGGATGGAAGATAGGAGCTGCTGGTCAGAATATCCCATAAGAGTACCTGCCTTGATCATTCTAACGATGTCTTCCGCAAAGTTTCCGAGATAGACGGCGTTTCTTTCGGATGTCGTCTTTCCGTAGATGTCGCTGACGAGAAACGATTCGATGTTCTCGCTGTCAATCCCGAGAATCTTGCATGAAGCCTTAGAATAAGCAGAGATGTAGCTGTTGATACTCTCCTCTGCCTCGGCCGTAACTTTCTTGGCGTAAGAGAGCAGGGCTGACTCGTTTGAGAGTCTGCCTGCACCTCTGTATCTCTTGCTTGCGGTAACTATCTTCTGCGTTGATTTCCATAGAATATCTGCAACATGATCCTCACAGTTTCGGATTGCCTGCAAGCGCTTCCTGCTGTAATCGACTGAACGTTTTAACTCATCCATAGGCCTACTTCTTTACGGTTTTCCAGTTGTTGCGCCCAGGCCAGTTGCCGTTCTCGTCCCATTCTGTTCCGCTTTTGTTCGGTCTGCCAGCACCACGACCTGTACGGACATTACCCGTTCCTGTGCCATTGATTTTTGCGGTTTCTTTTGCTTCCTCGATGGCATTCTCGGTTTCGTTATCCGCACGCTGAATATCCATGAGGAGATCCTGCTGGTCTTCCTCCTTCTTCTCACGCATGATACGTTCCCACTCGGCAGTCTTAGGGAAATCAGGACAGCGTTCGGAAGCCGTCTGCTTAGAAAGGAATCCGTTCTGAACTGCGGTGGCGAGGTTGGTTAGTACCTCTGTTTTGTTCTGATGAATGTATGGATCTATCCACGCATTAATCGGAACTCCAGACATAGTAGCGACGCAGTTTTCATCAGTACCGATACCGAACTGGCAGATACGGAGAATCTTATCCAGGAATGGCTGCAACTCCTGTGCGTCATTCATTGCTATCTCCAGTGCAGGAGAATAGAGAAGCTTGATGGCTACACCTGGGAGGTCACCAGACTTTAGCTCAGGTGGCTTTACGGTGAATGACAGCTCATAGATGAGGTCGTATGACTTGTTGAGCTGTGTAGCGAAGGCATCGGAGGCATCCGTACCGTTCAAGAACTCAGCCTTGCCATTAGTGTCGGTAATCATAATGGTCTTCGCAGAACCGGTCATATCGTCTCCAGTTATAGAAATATCCTCTCCATCGCCAGTGAGCGTAAGGATTGGAAAAGCGTATGCCTTATTGTTCTCGCAGAGATATGAGAATGCCTCCTCGTAGTCCTCGATGTTCTTCTGAACCATAAACCAGCAAGGTCCGTTGTCGTTACGTGCATAGGCTACCGGCACAAACTGGAAGCCGTGGTCCTTCTCTTCAATAAGGGTATAGTCGTCAATTCCGAAAATCCTTGCAATCTTCGTCATCACCTCTTTTACCTTTCCAGACTTGACGGATTTCTTGAAGCGGTAGAACTTCCGGTTATCCCATGCCTCGACATACTCTGTCTTCTCGTTTCCTTCATCGTCGTAGTCGTAGTACTTTCTAGCAAAGCACAAGAGGTCGCCAGTGAGCGAATCAAAGTGAGGGTAAAGAATATCTCCACGATCATAAGAGAGAGTTCGTGTGCAGAATTTCTTCTTTTCATCGAAGAAACCGACGATTGCACATTCTGCAACCTTCAGATACGCACTTACAGCTTCAAAGAAGCGAATCTCCATATCGTGCATAAGCCAGCCCTTCTTGAATACATCGAGGGTCTTTTGATTCTCCTCTACCTTCTTCTCGTTCTCGTAGTCATCACCATCAGCAAGCTCGAACTGAACATCGTTGCCAGTCAAGTGCAGCAGATGCTTTGTGTGGATGAGTTGCTGGAACGCAAAGGCTGTACGCTGAATCTTCTGGCAGTACCATCTTCCGTTCTCCGGGTTCAGCTTCCAGATGTCCGGGTATTCCTTCTCGTCCATAATCCTATGGGAAGATGGGTAGTACTCACGCAAGAAGTCTGCCTGCGTCTTAATGCGGCGATACATAGTGTCTTCCGGCATTGTCCCGTCATAAGAGTCAGGAACAACGTCGCTTACAGTCGAGTGCTTCATGTACCCCGCAGGAGTAAGCTCGTAGAATGGCTTCCTTACGAGCAGCTCCCTTACATTATTTACCTTGATAGCATCCATAATCCTTTTACCTTTTTATTTTTCTTTTTTGTTAAACTGAATATCATTACGTAGAACCAAGATTCAAAGAAGTCAGGCGAGTGCCCGACATATTTCTTGGCAATCTTCTTAGGTAATAGCTTGAATCCCCTATCATCGCTATTCTCGTCACGTCTGAGCATCTTACGCTCTTTCTGAAGAATCTGTCTGAGAGGAACCTTGTCAAATCCGTTTCCTGAATACTTTCTTTCAAGCAGGGCTGAGTCGATTGAAATCTGCTTCTCCTTTATCATCTTATAGAATAGAAATGCGCACTGTGATTTCAAGTCCTTATAGAGGTATCTGATTCCTTCCTCCTCCTGATGGTTCTGTGCGATAGGAGCTGCCTGGTTGTTGAACGGAACGGCATCCTTGAAGAATCCCTTGAAGTACTGGCCGATGCCCTGCATATCGTAGGTGAAGTTGCATTCTTCTACGCCCCACTCTCTCAGCTTAGCCTCAACTACCGAGACAAGAGTCTTCGGGTCCAGCCTCAGCACAACTAGGTCTCTACAGTGCCATCCCTCCCAGAGCCACATCACGAAGTTATCGCCGCCGGTGAAAGCGATATCGGCAGAAGCTCTACGTTTTCCGTCTCCGATTTGTTCCGCATTGTCGTAGATTTCATCAAGGTCTTCCATCTTGATCATGTCATCGCCGGCAGCTTTCCAATTCCAGTTGGCCTCCAGGTCTCGCATACGCTGTTCCTCGTCCTGTTGGGCAAGGTTGGCAAGATATGAGGCATCGGTAGAGATAAGCTTGATGTTCTCTGACACGTCGGCGCGAACGAATGTTGCTGACTTGATGAACATTTCGAGCTTTGTGTATCCAAGTTCCTCGTAGCTGTCCTTCCAGAGGCTATCGATGATGCCCTTGCACTGCTCGTACACCTCTTCTCTCGTGTTTCCCCAGTAGATTGAGTCCGGCGTATCGCCGTCCATGAAGCAGTATCGTATAACTCCGTCCCGTTCAGGTATGATGTAGCCGTTCTCGTCAACCCACCAGTCAATGAACTTTCTCACCCAAGATTCTGGGTCCGGGTTACAGGTAATCCAGAAGCGGTTTCGGATATGCGCTGCATTTCGGTTGTTGGTCAATAGGTACTTGAACTTCTTGTATGGACACTGAGTACCCTCATCGATGCAGACATAGGCGTACTGGCGACCCTGGAATCGTGTCTTGAAGTCCTGATAGGCTCCAGCATAGTACGAGAATTTGAGCCATCCTCCGTTATCGAAGTTCCAGGTCATATCATTTTGTGACTTATTGTAAGTTCCAAATTGGGAGAACAATTTATAAGAGTCTGTCACTAATGACTGCAAGTCGTCTTTTTCGTTACGAAGAATTGTTGCATGAAAATCTGGATTTTTAATATCCTTCAGAACTTCCATTAGGGATGAGAACGATTTAGAGCCGCCTCGCGAGCCGCCAACTATCTTTATGTCAGCGTCTATAGACAGCATGCGTTCCTGACCGCCACGCTGAGCTATAATCTTCAGCTTGTCGGGATGCTTCTTATCGGCGTCTCTTAATGATTGGATATACTCTTGAGTATAAATAGGCTCTCCGTTATCCAATTTTAATCCTGAAAATACATATTTCTGCATAAATATACATTTAATACTGCAAAAATATACAATTTCTCTTTGATAATTGCATATTTATTCATATATTTGCAAAACAAAAGGTATATTTATACGTTTTCGAGGTGGAGGGACCACTTTCGGGATAACATTTTAAATCAACAAACAACATGACAAGAGAGGAACTCTTAGCATTAGTGAACAAGGAGGCTGATACCACCAAGTTCAAATCACTTAGCCAGAAGACCATCAATGAAGAACTTGATGATGTTTTGGAAGATTTCGGTGACGATGAGGCAGCAAATGCCAAGTTGGTTACCAAGTTAGCAAATCGCCTTAAGCGCATGGACGGAAACCTGCACAAGAACGTCTCTGACGAGATTAGGAAGAGCAAGGAGGAAGCTGAGCGCAAGAAGAAGGAAGAGGAAGAGGAGCGCAAGCGCAAGGAGGAAGAGGAGGGTAAAACCGGTTCTGACGACAAGTACAATGAGCTTCTCAAAGAAATCAAAGCCCTCAAGGAAGCTAACGCAGAAAGAGACAAGAAGGCTGCAAGGAAGGCAACCATCGAGTCTGTAAAGGCAGGTTTGAAGGATAAGTTCGACAAGGCAAACCTTGAATTGAACGACTTTTTCCTCGATACTGCACTCTCTAAGCTGGAGATATCTGATGATGCAGATGTTGCTGAACTGGTATCAACGGCTGAAAATATCTATACTGCCGACTATAAGCGTGCCAACGGTGGAAATGCTGTACCACGAAAGGGTTCTAGTGCTTCTTCTGGTGAGGGAAAGAAACTCGACGAGCATGAATGGGACGACATTAAGGATATTTGCAAGGACAGAGCTACAAAGGCGACTGTCAAGAAATAATTCAGGATAACATTTTAATTAAGGTAAAAAGATTATGCAGTACAGCAATTATTACGACCAGATGAACGCACAGGGTGCGGTATTCAATGGAGCGGTGCTCTTGCAGGCATCGGCTGAGATTGGCGGTCAGAAGCATGTGTACTTCAATCTTAAAGGTGCTGTCAAGGAGGCTTTTAGATACCCTCCTATCGGTGGTGTTATCGCCAATCCGTTCCCTGGTCCTGCTAAGATTTATGCGGGCGACCTCGTTGAGCATAGCCTTGGCTTTGCAGACAACAAGGGTGGCACTATTAAGATTCTGAAGTCTTACGCAGTTGCCAAGGCAACTAGTGCCGCTACAGACACGGATATTTATATCGTTCGCGACGGTTATCATCACATTCCGTTTATCGGTGACAAGATCATGGTAGGCCAGAAGGATTTCAAGACAAAGGGAACTGGTGTTTCTGTCACAGCAGTTGAGGCGACAACCGATGCCACAGCAGGTGACGTTTGGAAACTTACCTTGTCTGCTGCATTGGGCGCATTGACCGTTGGTCAGGTTCTCGTTGAGGCTGCTGCGGTTGGTTCTACACTTCCTGTAGTAACAAACCCTAACTGTTTTGCTCCTCACGACTACGACATGCCGTTCTATACTCTTCCTGGAAGCGACGAGTACGAGAAACCTCGTATGATGTTTACACCGTGTCTGCTTGGACCGGATGCGATTTTCATTAAGGACAGGATGAGTCCTCTCCCACCAGCTGTAGAGGCGATGAATATCAGTCGTTACCCAGAGTTGTTCTACACGAACTACTAATTGTTTAACTATTAGATTGTATTTAGGATATGCCAAAGTTTAATATTGAAAATTCGAGGATGGCGAAGTTCTTCTCTAGTAAGGACAACACCAAATACCTCCAGAAGTTTCTTGATGAAAAGGACATCTTTCACGTAAACTACGGCTGGTGGAAGACACAGGGACGTATTGCTGCTGACCTGACACCAACCAATCGAAAAGGTGTTGCGACATTCACTGTCGAGGCAAAGAAACTTCGTGCCGCTACATTGGCTAACATGCGCGCTCCTTTGGCTGGTTCTTTCCAGAAGGATAAGGGAGGTTTGCAGGTTTACTCTGCAACAATTCCAGACTTTATCACAGATGGTATTTATCAGAACGCAGAGGAACGCGAGTATTTGATGAACCAGTTTGAGGAGTTCGGTAACGACCGCGATGTCGTTATGGAGTGGACAGACCAGGTTCAGGAGTTGATGGATTCCGTTGATACCACCATGAACTTCATGACAGCGAAGCTTGCTTCTACCGGTAAGCTTGACTACACTGGTATCGGTCGTGGTATTCAGGCTCCAATCCACAAGACCAATATGCCTGCCGACAACTTCAAGAAGTGTGGTAAGGTTGCTTGGGCTGATGAGACCTGCGATATTCTTGAACAGATGCGAGTTCTTGAAGAGAGCTGGCGTAAAACATTCAATCGTAAGGGTCAGCCTCTCGTTTGGCAGATGACCGTCAACACCTTCTTCAATGTGTTCTTGAAGAACAAGCAGATTAAGGAGTTGTGGATCAACTGGTGTAAAGCTCACTATGTAGCTTACGTTGAGGATTATGGTGTGAACCAGGATATGTTCCTGAAGGCATTCGGTGACATCCAGGGTCTTTCTCCTATCGAGCTTGTAGAAGAGGAAGAAACTACTATTCTCTTCGATGGTACACAGAAGACAGAACAGGCTTGGTCAGACAACATCGTTGTTCTCCGTCCTCGTGGTAACGCTTTTGAGTTCGAGCACAAGGAGATCAAGGATAAGAAGATGTTCGAGAAGTGGGGTAACAAACTTGTTGACAAGGTGTTCGCAACAACCAACGACGGTATTGGTTTGCTTGCGAACACAACAATCGCCAACGGTGATTATCTGGAGTGGCATACAGACTTGATGTTTGCTGCTGTTCCAGCTATGCTCGACTTCCCTTACCGTTGGATTATCGATATCACCCAGAAGGGTTAATTCTTTAACGTAACTAGATTGTATGACTATGGATTCGGAGATGAACATTTACACTGTGAACGACTACCTTATTAATAAGGTGAAGTTCGAGATGCCGATGAAGACTCTGTTGGGTATCATGCACGACAGGGAGCTTGAAAATGGCATCGACCTCGAAGCCTGCGACAAGGACAAGGTAAGACTTGCCTATGCCGACATGCTGAAATGGTTTGTTCTTGGTCCGAGCAAGGTGAACAACACCTCCGATTCCGATAACGGATGGACTCATTCGGGAGGTGGCTATGACATGTCGGACAACGATAGGAGCGAGATGAAGGCAGAGGCTAATGCAATCTATGCGGAGCTGGAGCCTGATTCGATGCTCAAGAAGAAGTCCACCTTCCGGGTGACCTCCCACGGAGTAAAGAGGGCGAATTATTCTCCTTGGGGAGAACCTCTCCCTCACATCATCAAATAAGGCGTATGGAAAAGGAAAACATCAGAAACCCAAGATACCCTCACATCATCAAGATCGTGAGGAAGGTCGTCGGAAAAGCCGACCCTGATGACCCGTTCGCTGATGATGATGCTCCGGTTGGTGAGGACAAGGAAATCATTCTCTACTATGGCGAAGGCCGCAGTTACACAGATACCACTACAGAGGGAGACAAGAACGTCGACCAGAACAAGAGGAAGGCATCGATTCCTGTCAGATATGACGAATGGGATGCTGACAGATGTCCTCTTGACGGAGACACCATCTACTCCACTGTCGGCAACAATACCGAGGTAGGTATGGTAAAGGACTGCGAGCCGGATAACAACAGAACCGTCGTATATTGGAACTTAACAAGGGTTTAGATTATGGCGAAATACTTTAGCGGAAAGCGTCTGTCTCTTGGAGCGCAGTTCGAGCATCAGATTAAGCCAAGGGTCGAAAAGCTGGCGTATGACAAGATGCTTGCGATTATGCAGGAACTTGCTCACAGAACCGTCAACTATTTCAAGGAGAACAGGACGTTTTACAACATCACCGGTAACGCATATACTTCGTTCTATGCAGCAGTGTATTACAAAGGAAAGCTCGTTTACATGGTGCGTGCCTCAAAGGGTGAAAAAGCACCAACGAGAGTAACCCTGGCGGAGGGAGAAAAATATAATCTCCCGTTCTACTACGACGGAGGTGAAAACAAAGGCTATACCGGTAAAGTCGGTGGTGGTCACCAATGGGGTCCTAACCTTATCTACGGACGTATCGGAAAGGTGAAATCTACCGGGAAAGACTGGGCACTCGTTGCGATATGTCCTGTTGAATATGCAGTATTCGATAAGGAGAACCGCATTTTCGAGACAGTTTACAACACATACGAGTCTCTTCCAGATATGTTCGATGCCTGCGTAGTGTACGCCAATAGTTCAACTTTTAACAAACTGTAAGCTATGGTAGATATCAAGCAGATATATTTCGACTTAGGGAACGCCGTAAAGGGTATATGCGATAAGGTGTACCCCAGGAATCGTCCAAAGGCTGTGGATACCAAAATAGGCAGCTACATCGTCGTAAGTCTTCCGTACTCCATCAGGAATAACGAGATGAACTACGATGGTTCCTATAATGACTATACTACCACTATCCAGATAGAGGTGTATGTAAGAGATAAGGCCTCCTCGGCGAATCCGAATGGTTTCAGTCCTTCGGAAATGGATAAGAAAGTCAAGGCTGTCCTCGAAAGATTTCCAATTTCAACAGACAACATCATCGTTACCAGGCCGAACATAGCTATCCAGGCTGACGACGGCGCAGGTTTTTCCGTAACGATCATACAGGGAAGGTTACGTACTAGATAAGTATTCAGGTATAACAATTTAAAATATTTTAGATTATGGCTATGACAACTATTGACAAGATGAAGGACATTTTCAATGGTCCTAAAACTCTGCTCTACTCAAAGGCTATTACCGATTTGAGCAAGGCTACAGTTGACATCACCCCAGAGGTCGAGCTTCCGGTTACCGTTGACTCGCTGAAGGCGACTATGGATGACCCAACCATCAACCACTACAAGGTTATCGGTCTGGCTGGTGACTGGGCAACTACAGCAGAGCTCGGCGACTTCAACGTAGAGTTCGTTGTTCCTTCAAAGGCAAAGGACTTGCTGACAATTATGTTCGGTGAGGATGCTATCACCGAGCTGACCAAGGTTACTCTGAAGGGTACAGGTGACGCTACCCTCGACGCTACTACCGGCTTTACAGGTATCGCTGTTGAGCCTAAGAAGTTCAAGATCAAGGGTACTATCGTTATTGTTGACGACGAGAAGGAGAACCTCATGGTTATCACCAACATCGCTCTCTACGCTACATTGCAGTGGGATAACTCCGGTACTGAGCCAGTTGCGTTTAAGTTCTCAGGTTCTATCGAGGGTGCAGGTAAGCGCAGCATCGCTTGGCTTACTAAGGCTCCAGCTCCCGGTATTGGCGGTTAATCAAGTAAAGGCTTCTTTAGGTAATTAGATTCAGGATAACAAACCGTTGGGCGGCAGGCTAATCAACAGCCGTGCCGCCCTTCTTCATTTAATAGCATACAATCATGGCAGAAGAAAAGAAAATAGAGCAGCCTTCAGTGGACTTGCAGGAGTTGCTTGACAGCGTGCTGCACGACGAGCCTACCGAGTTCGTGTTCCGTGGAAAGAAGCACAAGCTCGGCTGGCTTCGCAAGGGAACCATGAGCAGGTGTTCCCACATCAGGGCAAAGGAGAAGAACGAATGGAAGCGCAACGTCAAGATTTGTGTCTGCATTCTCCTCAACAACATCTGGAAGATACGATTTTTGTATTGGATCTACTGGCGCTGGCTCTACTACATCAAGGATGTGGACGTGGTCGAGGTTCTGAGAGTCCTCGATGTTTCTAAAAAAAAAATTCCATCGAACGCATTCTCACTGGCTACCATATTAGCGACCGGGATGACGGACGTGATGATGACGATGACGAGGAGCGAAGCAAAAGCTATCCAAGCAGAACAAGCTGGGGAGCAGCCTTCTCACTAGCGGAGAAGTTCGGTTTCCTCTTTCAGCGCAAGTACTTCATTGCAGCCTACGACTACTGGTGGGGCTATTCATCAGCACAGATTGACCTAATGGTTGCAGACCAGCCTCTTGTCGTCTATCCAAAGACCAAGAAGGAAGGCGGTCCGAAGAAGCATACCAAGAAGGAGATGGATGACCTCTACGACAGGTGGATGGAGAAAAAGAAGAAAGAAGGAAGTCTTGTCGGCGAGAAAATAAATCTTGTCGGTTACTTAAACAATAAACTCTAATTTTAAAATATTCAGGATATGGCAGGTGGAAATTTAGGTGACTTGTGGTTTGACTTAAACATTAAAGACAGCAATGTTAGGTCAAAACTGAAAGAAATTTCAGAAGCACTTTCGGAGTTGGATCTAAAAACTGAGTCCGGAAGAAAGTCTGCTGAGAAGTTATTTAAGAACTTTAATAGAGAGAATAGCAAAGAAATCGCTGAGGATTTTAAAAATATAGCGGCCCAAATGGGCATTCAGGCTCTGGAAACTGCAAATCTCAGCAAAAGACTGAAGGAGTTATCGGAACTAAAAGCAGACATTCTTCGTAGAGACAAGGAACAATCCGAGCACGGTAACTTTGTTGCGATGAAAAATGAAGCGCAGGCTGCACTTGATTTAACAAATAGATACAATGAGCTTGCCAAGTTAAAAGAAGATATCTTAAGACGCGACAAGGAAATGGATGCTCAAGGGGCTTTCGTGACGCTTGTTAACGAATCGAAACAGGCGCAGGAACTTAATGAGCGTTACAGGGAAATGCAGCAACTGAAATCCGCGATTTTGGAGCGAGACAGACAGTCAACCGAGCACGGCAACTTTGTTGCGATGAAAAATGAAGCGCAGGCTGCACAGGAGTTAGCTGTCAGGGAAAGAGAACTCGCTGAGTTGCGAAATGCTATCGTACGCCGTAATGAAGAAATGATTGCTGCCGAAAATAGGCTAAGAGAAGCGACGGAGCGAACTAACCAGGCTAGAAGAGAAGCAATTTCTGTATCTAGGAAACAGGCAGAATCCCTTGTACGTGATAGAGCTAAGGAGCTTGAAGCACAAAGACAACTGATCCAAGGTTTATATGGAAGTGGAAAGAATGTATTAAGTACGCAAGAGTTAATGCAACTTCAACAGGCATTCTCGCAAATTACGAAAGAGCTTAATACATTGCGCAGTGCGATGAATAATCTTGGTAGTTATTCTATCAAAGATTTATTCTCTATAGGCAGAGGAACAAGCGAATATACTCCACTGATAAACAGTATGCGAACTGTAATTGATCAAAAACAGGAAGCGATAAACCTTGAGCGAAAACATCAAGAAGAGATAACGAGAACGGCTGCAAAGGCACGAAACGACCTTGCAGCAGCATTCGCCGGAGCAAACGCTGAAGCGAAGAAGATGCAATCCATAGTCGGAGACATCAAGTCTCTCTTCTTACAGGGAGGTATTGTCTTTGGCGCGCAGCAATTCTTTAATTCAATCGTACAGACTGGCGGCGAGATTGTTCAGCAGCATGTAGCGTTGCGTTCTATCCTCGGTGATGTACAGAAGGCTGATGAGCTCTTCGCTCAGACTCAGCAGCTTGCATTGCAGTCTCCATTCAAGTTTGGAGAGCTGAACCGAGATGTCAAGCAGCTGGCTGCATTTGGAGTTGAGGCGAATGACTTGTATGATACCACAAAGCGTCTCGCTGATATCGCATCTGGTCTTGGCGTGTCTTTCGAACGACTTGGCTTGGCTTATGGTCAGGTTAAGGCCCGTTCTTGGCTTGACGGTAAGGAATTACGCCAGTTTGCTTACGCTGGACTTCCACTCTTACAGAGAATTACGGAGCTTTACAATTCAGAAGGAAAGAACGGAAGGAACAATTATACCCAGGCAGATGTCAAGAAGATGATTACTGCCAGACAAGTAAGCTTTGAGGATGTCCAGAAAGTGCTTTGGAAGATGACGGATGAAGGCGGTCAGTTCTACAATATGCAGTTCGTCTTATCAGAGACATTACTTGGTCGCTGGAACAAGCTCATTGATGCCTGGGATATTATGCTAGGAAAGTTCGCAGAAGGCAAGAATATCGTCGGAGGTACTTTCTCGTTCATCATAAATAGAGTAACCGACCTTGTGTTAGCTTTGGACAAGCTGTCTCCTGCCCTTCTTTCATTCGGAGCGGTGTTTGCTGCAAGGAAGCTCGGCGGTATGGCTTATTCTAAGATGGGTATTGGATCACTTGCTAAGAGTTATACTCAGCAGATGAATTCCCAGTTAAAGTCTTATGCTATCGAACAGCAGCAACTTGTTGTGGAAGGAGAGATTACGCAGAAGATTGCCCAGCAGAATGTATTCAAGAAAGCTGCTATTCTGTCGGAAAAGCAATCGCTTGTCGCGAGCTACAATAGGGCTGCACTCGAAGGAAGGATGTCCGTATTGCAGATGCAACGAGCAGTCAAGGAGGGCTTGGTTTCTAAGGAGATAATTAGTCAGCTCGCATTGATGGGACAAATAACCGCCAAACAAGAGCAAATCATCTTGAATGGAGGCAGAATGTCTGCCGTATGGAGCATGACAACTTCAAAGATTGGAGGATTTGTCAACGCCATCGGTGGCTGGTGGGGGATCGGCATTACGGCTATCACTTCATTGTTGATGGGGTACAATCAATGGTCAAGTCGAGTAAAGGAAGAAGAAAAGACGTTGATTGATGGAGCTAAGCAGAAATCCAAAAGTTACGGAGATTTTCTGTCTGGATTAGGCCCAAAAGACGCGTCCAACCTTTCTTTGCAAGTTGACTCGATGAAGGAGATTCTGAAAAGTTCAGATGACTACACGGATTCTATCAAGCAGCAGGTTGAAAGCGCAGGAAACCTGTCAAAACAATACGACATACTCAAAGAAAAAATTGAGGATGCGAAAAAAGCAAATGATGGCTTAGCTGATAAATATGGAGTTATAACGAATAACGCAAATTCAGCAACAGGTCTTGTTAGCGACAACCTATTCGATATGATCGGAGCTGATACTCCACAATGGTTACAGTGGTTGAATGGACTCACGAACGATGATATTGCAAAGAATGTGGAGCAAGCACAAGAATCTCTGTCTAAGTTCCAGGTGATGTTCGACGAGCTCGACTCTAGTACAAAGGCAAAAATGGAGGATTTTATCCGGTCTTTGATGGAAAACAACGAAGAGCTAGCAAACCAAATCAAGGGCCTGCCCCTTACTGAGCAGATTAGGATGCTTGCGGCTATTGGCGGAGATGATTGGGAAAAATTTGTCGACAAGTTTGCAAATGGAAGCAAGGAGACAGAAAACTGGTTAAAGGAACTTGCGGAAAGAGCGAAGGATTCTAGCGATGATGTGTCTGAAATAATGTATGACGACGTGCCTAGAGGACTTGAGTCTGTCAGAAAACAGCTCGGATTGACTCAAGATCAATTCCGCACGTGGGCAAAACGAAACCCTGAGATATTCGCCAGTATGATGGATAAGATGGCACAGAAGGCAAATATTACAAGTAAAACCATCTTGTATTATTTTCATTCGGCTATCAGTAAGCTCATGGATATGGACTTTTGGCCAGGCGACAGTGGTAACGGAAAGAAAGGAAAGCCTTCGTACAACTCTGGCGTGAACACTCCTTTCTCTGAGATTATAAGGCAAAGACTTCATAAGAACGGAACTTTCACTGGAAACAAAAAGAAAGGTAAGTTTTGGACGAGAGAGGTTGATAATGCGTTAAGACAAGTGCAAGACCAGTCTTTCGAGACCACAGGTGAGAATATTCGTAAGGAGCTCAAGGCTGCGAGAAACGAACTTGATACGATAGTCAATGGAAAAGTAAGCAAGAATTCTTCTGAGTACAAGAATGCTAAACACAAGTACGATTTGTGGAAAGCTATCGCTGACGCAGGTTACATATCTGACGATCTTGGAAAGAACAAGGTTACGGGTAACTTTGGGAAAGGCAAAAACAAGAATGGTCGCGAAGAGGACGCTGAGCTCAAACGCTTGCAGGAACGCCTTAGCAGCTTGAAGTCTGCAAAGCAGATGTACCAGAAGTACAAGAGCATCATGTCTGATAAAGAGGCAAAGAAGAAGACTTACAATCTCTTCCCAGAGGTTACCGGTCTTGATCTTGATGACTATCAGAAGGCGGTTCATTCTCTCCTTGAAGGATTCAGCATAAATACCACAGAGAGAAAGAAGTTCCAGACATCCATCTATCGCGAGGTCGCAGAGTGGCTCTTCGATGAGAAGGATAAAAAGGAGTATGAAAAGAAGGCGGCTGATTTCAGCGAGTCTATGAACAAACTGTCTGAGCGATGGGATTTGTATAAGAGTCTTCTTGAAAAAACTGGTAGCAAATTCTTTGCTGAGTCGGCATGGGTTGACGCATTCCAGATGGATGACAAGGTACAATCTCTTATGGACGAGTATTACGCTCACTACCATGAGATATTCAATCTTCAGGATTCTCTCAGCATGACTGACGGAGAAGCTAAGGAAAAGCTTAAGCTACCAAATCAGTACGAAGAGTGGAAAAAGATTACAGAACTCCTCCGTGGTAATTATGTTAAGTCTTTGCAAGATGCCGCCGATATCATCGAGAAGACAGAAGATTACGAGGACAAGATTCTTAAGATTCGACAGGATTACGATAAACTTATCAAGAAGACGAATGATCCTGGTATCAAGGCGAGATATGAGATTCAGAGAGACAAGGAGATTGGTCAGGTTAAACTCGACAAGTTCAAGAACTCTTCTGATTATCTCAATTTCTACGGAGCTATCGTTTCTCTCGGTATGGATAAGGCTCAGGCTATCGGGACTAGAATCAGGCAGAATATCAACGAGGCTCTGCAAAACGGAGCTATCGATGCGAGAGAGTACTCCAAGGAAATCAAGCAGCTTGATGAGCAGTTGTCGAAGCTGACGAGTCCAAAGAAGACTTTCCTCAATGGAGGTCTAAAGGGAATGGCTGAGCAGAAGATTTCTGATGCCAGCGAGCAGATGACACTCGCGGCGAGTAAAATTGCTGAAGGCAAGAAGGTTCGTGAACTTGGTCTCAAAATGGGAGACGAAAACTTCGTCAAGCGCGGTGATAGTATGATTGCCAGTGGAAAGGCTATGATGAAGGCGGCTGAGATTCTGTTTAAGGATGGAACAAAGGCGAAAGAATCTCTTGATAAGTTTGCTAACGTAGTAAGCATTATCGACCAGAATGTACAGGGTATGTTCGAAGCGTTCAATGACATCAAGGAGACAGCTTCACTTCTCGGAGCTGACACTGAGTCTGATGGATGGCAGGATGCTTCGGCCTTCTTCGAGACCTTCTCCGGCATGTCAAGCTCATTATCTAAGGTGGTAACAAGCGCAGAGTCCGGAAACGTCGGTGGAATTCTTGCCGGTGTCACCGGCATATTAACCTCACCTATCAAGGCGTTTGCGAAGGCTCATGATGCCAAGCTCGACCGACAGATAAAGCTTGCAGAGAGACAGCTGAATGAATTGAAGAACCTATCTAGCAATATCAGTTCTGTTATCGAAAAGACGCTCGGTGGAATCTATTCTTACGAGAGATCTTCAGATACGACTAAAAAGCTCAACGATGTCAAGAATGACTATAAGGCTTGGGATGCTTATTCAAAGACTGATATGGGTAAGGCTTTCTTCGGTGGCAAGAACTTAAGTCACTACAGCAAGGGAACCTATGATGCTGTGATGAAGACAGAGACGAATCCTTCCGCATACGCAGACCAGCTCGCCCTACTCCACGCTCAGGAAGACGAATTGAGGAAGCAGAGGCAAGCCGAGGATGACAAGAAAAAGACGGACAAGGATAAACTCGCTGACTACGACCAGCAAATCAAGGAGATGGAGTTACAGATCAAGACGTTCGCACAGGACTTCCTTAAAGACGTTTACTCTATCGATATAAAGAGCTGGGCAAGTACTCTTACAGATACTATCGTAAGCGCATGGGCTAAAGGCGAGGATGCGGTAGATGCCTACAGAGAGAAGGTGAAGGATATGGTTCGCGATGTTACGAAGAATATCGTAACTCAGAAAATCATGGAAAAGGCGCTCGAAAAACCTCTAGAATGGCTTACGTCCGTTCTTGACAAGAAGGGTCAGCTCGATGAGACCGACATGGATAAGTTTGCAAAGCTCCTTAATGAAGTTGGAGAAAAGGTAGCTCCTCAAATAACCGGACTCTTTGATGCAATGAAGAATAATGGATTTGATATGAGAGAGGACGGAAGTTCATCTGCTACCAACTCTGTTAAGAGTATCACAGAGGAAACAGCTGATCTCCTAGTCAGTTATGTAAACAGCATACGTCTTGATTTGTCTGTTGTTCGTGAGATGCAAGGGAAATTCTTACCTGAGATGAGTGAGATTGCAAAGTCTCAGTTGACTCAGCTTAACCTGATTGCTCAAAACACCTTACGCAATGCAGATGCAGCAGAGAGAATCGATAAGACTGTCTCGGAGTTGAACGATAACTTCAACAGAGTTATCAACGGTACGAAATCTTTAAAAATGAAATAATTATGTTTGAAAAAAGAAATTTATCAGACAGAATGAAGAACGAGGCGGTTTCACTGGGTCTTTGCGCTCAGTGGACCGCTGAGTGGCACGACAACTCATCCAAGCATGAGATGGTCGAGAAGTTTGTTAAGGGTATTGACTTCTGTATCGGAAAGAACTGGCCTTCGACCAAGGATATGAAGAAGTACTTTGGTGATGTCATTCACGATCATGGTGTGTATGTTGACGAGAACGTTGACCTGCAAAACCCAAAGATTGTCATCCTCAATGGAGAGTGTGTAGCAAACATCAACTATGACTGGATGGATAGCGGTGAGATATATGTAAGACACAACTCTTCACTTTACCTGAAGGTCAAGGGGTTCTCCAGGGTGTTTGTCAATATGTTAGATGGCGCAGAGCTTCATGTTGAATGCGAAGATACCGCAAAGTGCTTCGTCTACCAATACGGAGGAACAGTCGTGAAAGCTACCGGACCAGTCAATATCAGGGATAGACACGACTTTAAGTTCAATTAACGCATATTTATGCGTATATTGCTTGCATATTTATGTATTATTTTGTATATTTGCAATTATAAAAAGTTGAATTAAGGTATGAAAGATTATTTCAGGATATACATGCAGAAGGAAGGCGATGGGAACGAGGTGAAGGACTCCATCGCCGACTTCGGTATGTACGTTAGCGAGAGTCCGTTCAAGCCTTGCGATTCTGTCAAGGAACCTGTGAAAAGGGAATGGCACGACGAGCATGGCGACGATGAGTACATTGGCAAGGATGGTCTCTATATGGCGGCATACGAGAACAAGGTCAAGTTCCTGTTCAAGGGTGATGCCTTCGGCGCAAACGAGAAGTGTAAGGCTTTCATTGACTACCTCCGTAAGTCTGGCATGATGAAAATGTACTGCGACTTCAATAAGATTGGAAGGCAGCATGTGAGACTGAAGAGCATTGATCCGGACCTGTACAGATACCCGGGCAACGAGGACTTGCTAGTCCTCTCTATTACTTTCAAGATTAACGACCCTGTTACTGACATCAAGCCAATTATGGATGCGCAGGGCAGGATTCCAAATTTAGGATAACACAGACACATGAGTACTTGGAATATTTATCATAAGGATGGCTCGAAGCTGACAGACGTTAACGGAGAGCAGATAACCGTTCATGGATTGGAATACTCCGATTCTTGGATGGGTGAGTGCTTCGTGACTATCAATTTCAAGCATGAAGTGCCTATCAACTTTCAGATAGGCGACTATATTGTCTATCGTGGCGAGCGTTTTGAGCTCAACTACGAGCCGGGCAAGGATAAGCAGGCCAGACCCGACACATACGGAGAGGGCTTCGTATATGACAGCGTGAAGTTCAACGCATTGCAGGATGAGCTTGCTAGAGCTGAATTCCTCGATGTGGTATTGAACGACAACGAACTTCACTACACTTCCCTACCGAAATTTCCATTCTTCGTACAGACTTTGGACGATTTGCTCGACAGGATCCAGGCGAACCTCGACGAGCAGATTGGTGCGGGTCTTTGGAAGATTTACTCCCGAAACAAGGACCGTTCCGTTCAGCGTGGAGCCCTTGAAAGTGAGTGGTTGTCGGTTTATGGAGAGAAAACCGAAGATAACGTCATCGAATCGATGTCTATTACAGTGGACTCACAGACCTGTTGGCAGGCCCTTGCGCTTGTGAACGAGAAGTGGGACATAAACTTCATAGTCAGAGGAAGAAACATCTATGTCGGTACTACAGGAATTGAAGCCGGACACATCTTCTCCTATGGTCTCGGCAAGGGACTCTACGAGATTGTGCAGAACGCTGATTCTGAACAGAGCGTCATTACAAGACTGAGGGCTTACGGTTCCGAAAAGAATCTTCCTTCTCATTACTATGCGGACCTTGGTGTCAAGTACGTTGCGAATATTACAAAAGTCATCGGGGCAAGCACGAATGTTGAACTCGAATTGGACATCGATTATATAGAGACGTATTTCAAGAATAAGAGAAAATACGTCGTTTCCGGCGAATCTCAGGAGCAGTCTAACGGATGGGTTCTTCAGGTAACGTTCGATTTTCAGACTACAATTACCGGTTATGTAACACAGTCTGGCAGCTCTGGCAAATGCAGGTTCTACTCCGAGTTAAAGGGAGGACAGGTAGATAGCGGAGACGAGGAATCGAAGGAGAAACTCGACGCATTCATCGCTCAGGTCAATGCCGGAAACACGAAGATGTATATCACGTCCGGTCTCAACAAGAAGGTGGTTCCTTCATCGATGAAGGAGTATGCGGAGAATCTTCCGAACAATATGGCGGTAAACAGGCTTATGCTGCCAGGATTTCCTCACGTATCTCTGAGTGATTTCTACGACTCTCTTACTGAACAGGAAAAGAAGTATGTGAATCCAACCGGGAAACTGCATAAATTCTCTACTGATCCATATAGGCCATACATCGATTCTCTCAATATAGAGGAGATTGGACTCCGTTCGGCATCGCAGTTCTTTGATACAGATGATAAGACGAATGGAGTTATTGAAATCTACCCTACTATCGAGGAAATGGAAATCGGTGGTGTGCGTGTTGATGAGATTGACGAAGGTGTCGCTCCTGATGACGACGGAAGGTTTGGCGACAACGAAACAGTAAAGAATATTGATATACACCTCAATAAGGCTATCGATTTCGACATCAACGACCTTAAGGATGATGACTTCTCTATCTCTATGAAGGATGGTATGTGCGGCGGACGAACATTCAAAGTGGCATCCTCAACCAAGGTTGATGGTAGATGGAGACTTACTATCGAGAGAATCAAGGATGACGCTCTTGAGCTTTGGTTTCCATACAAAGACTACCCTATCAAGAATGGCGACCATTTCGTTCTTACCGGCATCACTCTTCCTGATTCGTATGTGAAAGCTGCATCATTGAAGCTCCTTAAGTATGCTATTGCGCTCCTTGACAAGAATGACTACACAAGGTATGTCTATCAGCCTAAGGTTGACGAGCTTTTTATGGCGAGACAGCACGATAAGGCGCAGGCAGACGAAACCGGAACTATCAAGAGCCTGCACGATACACTGAAGGCCGGCGACCTGATGAACTTCAATGATACAGACCTCAATATCGAAGGAATCATCTCTATCGACCAGCTCACGATCAAGGAAGAAGATGGCAAGATTCCGACATACGACATAACACTTCGCGAGGACAAGGAGGTTGGAACCATTCAGAAGATTCAGCAGCAGATTTCATCACTCCAAAGCGGAAATGGAGGAACTGGAGCAGGATTGACAACTACACAGGTTAAGAATCAGGTCGCAACAGAGGGAAGCAAGCACTTCATCTCAAAGATAAACGATGACACCGCCAAGGGTACTATCACTTGGAAGAAGATTCAGAAGTTCCTTAGTGGATTGACAGCAGAAGACTTATCTCAATTTAAGAAGGGCGCAACCTTCGGAGAGTTCATTCAGGGAATGCTCTTCGGTACGGGCGGTAGAATTGATGAACTGGGCAATGCGGAGTTTGAAAGCATCACATCCCGAAGTTCCATTATTACAAAGGAGCTTATTACCAACAGGCAGACGGCAATGGAAAGCAACTTTGTCTTTACGGAAAGTGGTCTGGTTGAAACGGTGACGGAGATTCCTGCAACAACGGAGGACGGCAATGTAACCTATGACTTGAAGTTGCAGAAGCGGTGGGATAACGACTTCACCGCATTCAAGGAGAATGATGTGATATTGGCATCAATCAATACATTGACGGAAAACGGCAAGTATTACGATATGTGGCTGCGAGTGCTCTCGGTCAATACGGTAACGAATACCATCACGGTTGTATGCTACCCCGATAATGAATGTCCTAGCAAGAAGAATTATCCACCTTGCGAACTGGCGAGACTGATTCGTTGGGGAAATGCGGTGGATGAAGACAGACAGAGCTGCTGGTATATATCATCTTCTGAAGGGTTGCTTGTGTGGCTCGACCACGTTACAAAGCCTATCATCGACAAGACGAACTACTCTCTTGCGATGGGCAAGCTGCCAGATGCGCTATCGTTCCTGTTCCAAGACTTCCCTACCGCCAACAAGCGAGACGGAGCGTTCTACGCCAAATGGATGATGGCTGCATCGTTTCAGCAGATAGACTATCAGGGCAACCCAATCTACACGACAAGAGACAGAGGTGTTTGGAGCTTGGCTGTGGCGCAAGGCGATAATCCTTACCGCAATGGTGACAGGACGATTGATACCGTCTATTATCTCGGCTGCAAGTGGCAGTGCCTCGAAGACAAGACAACGAAGCCTCCAACCTACTCCTCTACAGCTTGGGCATTCGTGGAAGGTAATCCATATTTTACCCTCGAAATGCTATCATCGAAGCTGTGGAACTTCCGTCTCAACGACCTAATGGCAACGAATACTGATGGCTCTTGGAAGGTATTCACTACTCTATCAGTGGTTGGAAGACTCTACAATCAGGACGTTACGGACTCGATGGTAAATGTTGTATGGACTAGGGATAGCGGAGACCCAACGGCAGACAACAAATGGGCACTCTCTCACGCCAACTGCGGATTGTCGGTTGATTTGACGTACGAAGACCTCGGTGGTTCTGCATTCAAGATAGGTAGTGTGACATTCCGATGTGATGCCGAAATCAAGGATGGCGAAACGATGTATTCCGAGGATGTGAGTGTTAGTTTCTGATTAATGTTGAACTTTTAAAATAAATAGAAATGGCTAAAGAATTAGCGGTTAGCGTTGACAAGATGATGGAGATACAGCCTACAGCTTACTCTCAGTCCGTCAGCATAGAAATAGTTGGAAATATCATCAATAGACAGCAGTATGATGGTATCGAAGACTCATTTTCTCCCGACTTCTCTATTCGCCCTTGTACGATGTTTCCAGCCTGCTATCTTATCGACCCAGATAATCCAGGGGAGACGCAAAACTGCAACAGTCGGTTGGATTCATTTAAGTGGTCTGAGGTGACATCTAGCGGCATAGTGATAGTAGCTACAAGTGAGAATGCAAGTGTAAAGGCAGGATATGAAGCCGTGAGGGAAGGAACGGATAAGGGAACTCTCTATATCAAGCAGAACTCCGTTCTAGGAAAGCCACGAACAATGCGATTTGAAGGAAGCTGGACAGACCCAGTTTGCGGATATAAGTACACATTCGTTGCTAATAAGGCTCTCTATTTGGAAGACTGCACTAACGCAAGAGCTGAGATTATGCTGGATAGTCCACCTACGGTGCTTTGGAATCCCCTTAAACACGCTTCATTAAGAACTCTTACCGCAAGGATTATGGTTGGAGCGAAGGATAAGACGGCTGACAGCAAGACGAGGATATGGTGGTATCGTATTCTTGACAACGGAACGAGACAGCTTATCACTTCTGCTGACGATGCCGAGAATTACGAGATTACGGCAATGACCAAGGGTGCGAACGGTCAGATTTCGTCTATCACTATTGATTGCGATATGATAGGCGAAGGCATCGGATATGAGTTGAGAGCGTGCTATATCTATAGCGGCAGTATTCCTTCATCTCCCCGTGATGCCGATGCTCGAAAGGTTACGTACATCAACAGAACCATTCCGCCGCTCACGGCTCAGTTCGTAGGCAAAGGCTTCGGTCTTAATTCTGACACAGCTTTCGTAACTTGTCAGGCTATCGTAAGCGACAACAAGGAAGTTATCGAGCCTTCTGTGTGGAATAAGATTATCAGAGCGAAGTGGCAGAAGGTAACGTACGGAAAGAGCGTAAACAACGGCGTTACCACAATGACTGAGAGTGTGGATGTATTAGGTTATGGTGAGACGTTTCAATGTCCGTTCGAAGCGAAGAAAAGCATCCGTCTCACCATCGAAGACCGAGGAGCTTACGAGCTTCTTGTTGATGAGAACGGAAATGCCCTTGTCGATGAGGATGGAAAATACATCATATCAAGGGAGATTGACGAGAATAACGGATAATGTTGTCTAACTTAAAAAAATAAAGAATTATGAAATACTACGTTAAGGTTACGAATCAGGTTGCTGAGAAAATTATCAAAAGCGGAGTACCGCTGACAATGACAAGTGACGGAAACTGTCTGCTCTATCAGAGTGAGCTGAATGGTGTGGATGGTGTGAACCTCAATGAGAGAGCAGCCAATGCTGGTGGCTCGCTGATAGCTGAGAGCGATGCCCTTGCGGAAATCAATGGAACTACCGATGCTCCTGCCTCCTGCTACACTCCAGTGGCGTATGGCGGCGAGGATGATACAAGAAACAATGACTATATCGGTTCGGATGGCGGCGGTAATTCGTCTTCCGAGAATAATACAGACACTAAAGAAGAAAGCGAGGTGACAAATGAGTAAAGCTACGGTAACAGGACAGATTGTCGTCACAAGCAATGGTACTACCTTGCACCCTATCCTGCAATGTACTATTGGCGATGTGTACCAAAACTACGATGGTGACCCAGCGTCACCATCCAACGTTGTACCAAACTTCGAGGCGAGCGGTACAACGAAGCCAAAGCTGGTTATGCAGGCATATTCGGCGGAACAGGGCGCAGGCAATTCGTTTAACCTCACTAAAGGCACTCCGACTTGGATTGTCGCTGGTGTAACGTTGGCTTTCAATGCCTCGCACGTTTCTACTACTTTACTCGGGGGCGCGACAGGGCATTTTACGGAAGGTTCTGATTCGAACGGTAATCCAACATTGACCGTCAACAAGAACCTTATCAATGTCAATGATGGCGATTCATTCACTATTGTCTGCAAGGTTGATATATCCATATCAAACACAAATGTGAAACTTCAAGCTATGTACCCAGTATATATAGCCGAAGGTGTGACTGATTCCAAGCGTATGAACATCATCGCAACGTCAACCAAGAATCTCTTCACAATTACGGAGAAGGGCGGAACCTGTACTGTCAAGGCACAGGTTACGGACGGCAGTACGGTTACATCTACTGGATATACGTTCAAATGGTATCTGCCAGATACTACTAGCGGAGAATGGGTACTCAAGCAGGACAGCACCTCCGCTACATTCACCATCAATGAGACGGACGTGGATTCTTCCATCATCGTTAAGTGTGAAGCATACAAGGGTAAAGAATTCTACGCTTCCGACACACAGACTATCAATGACGTGTCGGACGAGTATATTATCTACCCGAACCCTACGGACGGCAACGACAACCCTGTAGCCGAGAACTTCATTCAGAACTCAGGCGGCAAGATTGTGTATAAGCCGTATATGCGCAAGAGAGGTTCAACGGCAAACGAGACTGGAGTAACGTTCTCGATGTCTCTCTACTCCAATGCAGGTGTGCCTATCAACTCTGCTATCACGAAGTCGGGCAATACGTTCACGATTACCGAAGCTGGTATCAGAGAATATAAGGGTGCGGTTTATTCTATCACAGGAACTAAATAGTATAGCCTATGGTAAAGGTTTTAGCAGAAGCGACTGGCTCTATTTCTATCTCTATGAGAGGTGAAAAGGGCGAAAGCGGTGATACCCCCTACGTTATCAAGACGGTTGTCGATTATGCTATTACATCAAGTGTAAGCGAAGCCAAGAAGTGGTCTTCGACCGCACCCGATGCGAGTGCGGCATCCAACAAGGGCAAGTTCCTTTGGACGAGGACTACTTATACTTGGAGCAATAACAAGACAACGGAGAATATCACCTATACGTACATCGGAAAGGATGGCAAGGATGGCACTTCCGTAACGATTAAAGGTTCGAAGAACAGTACATCCGAGCTGCCTACTTCGGGCAATACATTAGGTGATGGATATATCATTAGCGGCTACCTGTGGGTGTACACTGGCACATCTAAGACTGACTCCACTCACGCTAGAGGTTTTGAGAATGTAGGAAAGATTCAAGGTGAACCAGGAGCAGCAGCAACACAGTACTATACACACGTTGCTTGGATGAAGGATTCCAAGGGTACGGGATTCACTACTATCGCTGGCGGCGGAGAATATGCTTATTTCGGAGTACTTGTTGACAAGAACCCAAATGCTCCTTCTGCTGCTGGCGATTGGGTAAAGTACGACTGGTCTTACGTCAAGGGTGCAACTGGCAACGGAATCAAAAGCACCGAAGTAACCTATCAGATTGGCAGTAGCGGTACTACTGCACCTACAGATGGCGTTTGGGATACTAAGATTCCGAATATTACGGACGAAAAGCCATATCTGTGGACACGTACCATCTTCAAGTACACGAACGGCAGTAGTGCCACATCTTTCTCTGTGGCAACGAGGGGAACAAAAGGTGCTCTGATGCGAGAGCATGACGGCTTTGAGTCGGGGAAGTACAAATATCTATCTGGCTCTGGTGCAGAAGAGTATATTGACGTTGTGTGTATCAATGGTAAGTGGTGGCAATGTATTGTCACTTACGATGATAAAACAGATACTCCTAGCTTGGATGATGGACATTGGGGAGCGATGAATAGCTATAAGTCGATAGCAACTCATCTTCTCCTTGCTGAGAATGCAACCATTAATATGCTCGGAACTAATCAGATTAATCTGTTTAATTCGACTGATACTACTAATAGTAAGGTGTATGGCTCGTTCAGAGTGGTTAAGGATGTTAACGACTGGAGCCTTTGGCTTGGTGGTAAGGATGGGGATTCGGCTTCTTTCGCCGTAACACGTGGTGGCGCAATAAAGGCTACGGCTGGAACTATCGGGTCTTTCACGATAAGGGAGTTGCAAGGTGGTTACTACGACTTTTTTGCCAACTACGGAGGAGTTGCAGATTTTAGCGCACCATCGAGCATCTCTTTGAACTCGCAAGGCATACTTGCATCTACAGGAAGTCCTGGTAATGGAGCGCGGTTCTTCTTCGGCAATAGCGAGTTTACTAATGATGCTCCCTCTTGGGGTAACGGAGCTTTGCAAGTGTCTTTGAATTTCCAATATGGAGCAGACACAAGTCAAACGGCTGCTAACATATATGTCATGGGTAAATCGAGTAGCACCGCAACGGCTCTACAATTATCTGCAACGGGCGGCTTGAATAATCACGCAATCGCCATACGTGATGGAGATGTGGCAGGTCTTAGACCATCTTTCGTGATGATTACATCAAACTACACTCTTACTGAGTATAATCACACGGTGGCGTGCGACAATACATCAGCAATAACGCTAACGCTGCCATCATCCCCAAAACTTGGTCAATGCTACACGGTCATTCAGCAAGGAGGTAGGGTGACACTTTCAGCGAATATAAGTATCTATGATTCTCGTAATTTCAAAACTGCAACAACCTGGTATTCGGATACAAGAGGACAAGTAAGTTGGATATGGTACAATGGTGGTCAGTGGATTGTATGTTTTTCGACAAATTAAAATTAATTAGATATGAAGATAGAATTAGAGCACTTGGAAGTATTTATGACACTCGATAAGAATCAGTGTCAGGTAGTTAACGCACGCAAGCAGATTGCCAATCTTATCTACTCGCAGGGAGCAGGACTCGGACTGGCAGGACAGGCTCTTGCCGTGAAGATGTGGAACGGAAGTGACGAGACTGAGTACACCGATGAAGAAGTGAAAATCATCAAGGAACTCGTTGAGCGTACCACTGCCCCTTGCTTCATTGATGCAGTGAATGCCGCTATCAGCAATGCGGCATCGGCAGATAAGGAAAATAAGTAATAATATCTTTTAAAGACGTAATATTATGGCTATAAGGACAAGAAAAATCAGCGATTGGCTGTCTGCTAATGGACAAGCCATCACAAATGCTTCAGCAGCCAGCATGAAGGCTTATCTGGAACAGAATCTCCGTTCCTTACAGGATGGAGTGTACATCGGCAAGATTCAGAAGGAAACTTGGGGTTCGTTTATGCGATGCGAAGCTTGGCAGACTACCAGTATAGGTATTAGTAGGAATGATGCTGATGCAATCGTAGTTCAGCATGGCAGCAAACGTATAGGAATTGCTCTTGTAGGGCCTCGTGCAGCGATGAAATGGGGAAGCGTACAGGATGCTAGTTCCGTCGGATATCAGACATCAAGCGATTGGAATCTCCTTGACGGAAGGACCAGAACATCCGCTATAATGGCGAGCAGTTATTACAAGAATGATTCTCCTCAGACATCCGCAGTCGCTTACTGTTATAACTACTCGAAATCACATACGGGTGACTCTGGAGGAGACGTAGATATTTCTGCGAAGTCATGGTATCTTCCTGCTACAGGAGAACTCGAAATTATCCGCTCTCACTTCGAGACCATCAATCTTGCCTTGCAGCGTATAAAGGACGCAGGTAAGCAGAGTGCTGATTTGCTCCAACGGGCGGG